CCGGCCCCGACGCCCCCAGCACCAGCTCGGACCACCGAGACGGTGGCGCTGGCCCGGCTCGAGCCCGACGCGGACCCGATGCGGCTGGAGGGCAGCGGCGGGGGCTACTACCAGGTCCTGCCGCGTTCCACGGGGAACATCCAGCCTTCCCTCAAGGCTTACCTCGAGTTACCCATCTCGGTGCAGCACGCCTGGGATGCGTACCCCGTGGTGGACCAGGCGATCGAAGAGCTCGAGCAAGGCCAGTTCCAGTCCGCCGCGCTGCTCTCCGACGCCACCCGGATGGACGACCACGTCACCGGCTGCGTCTCCACCCGCGTCAATGCGGTCTTCGGCCTGCCGATGGAGTTCAAGTGGCAGGGCCAGGGCGACGAGCACGCCTCCGCGCTCCCCGCCGCGCCCCCCGCACCGGACGGGGGCGCCGGGGGGGCCACCCAGCACGTCCAGGGCGAAGGCGAGACCGACACCCCGGAGGTCATCGAGCTCAAGCAGCGCATCGCCAAGTGCGTGGAGGACAACTGGGAGCGGATGATGCCCTCCGCCACGCTCAAAGAGCTCGCCGCGTGGGGCATCATGCTCAACGCCGGCATCGGCGAGTTGGTGTGGGCGTGGGACAAGGACGAGGACGGCAACGACGTCGTCTACCCGACGCTCAAGTCCTGGCACCCCCAGTTCCTGTACTGGCGGTGGGATACCCGCTCCTACTGGCTCATCCACCAGGACGGTCAGATAGAGCTCGCCCCAGGTGACGGCCGGTGGGTGTTCTTCACGCCTTCGGGCCACAACCACGGCTGGCTCTACGGCCTCATCCGGGTGCTGGGCTACCTGTGGATCGACCGCAAGTTCCTCTGGCGGGACTGGGCCCGCGCCTCGGAGAAGTTCTCGGTGGGCGTGGTGAAGGCCTTCGTCCCTTCCGAGGCGAGCACAAACGACAAGGCCGCCTTCGCGGCCGCACTCCAGAACTTCGGGAACGAGACCACCATCCGCCTGCCCCGGTACGCGGAAGGCAAGCCCGGCTTCGACGTCGAGATGCTCAAGACGTCCGACTCCTCGGTGAATACGGACTCGTTCTTCGAGACGCGGATCAAGCGGATCAACACCTCCATCGCCATCTGCACCCTGGGGCAGAACCTCTCCACGGAGATTACGGGGGCCGCCGGCAGCCGCGCGGCCGCCCAGGTCCACGAGAACGTCCGGGCGGACTACCTGAAAGCCGACGTCGAGGCGCTCCAGCAAGTCATCGCGGCCTCCGTCCTCTCGCCCTTCGTCCGCTACAACTGGGAGGCCGAGGCCGAGCAGCTGGGCGTGGACTGGCGGCGGCTGGTGCCGGAAGTCACCTACAAGGTCGACCCGCCCGAGGACGAGTCCAAGGCGGCGGACGCGGTGGCCAAGATCGCCAGCGCGGTCCCCTTCCTCGCCGGCACCGAGGCCGACATCCACGCCCTGCTCGACAAGCACGGGGTGCCGGTGCTCGACGAGAAGCGCTCCCCGCCCCGCCCCCCGCCGACGCCCGGGCAGCAGCCGGAGCGGCCGCGCGGCCCCGGGGGATCGGTGGGGGTGCCGCCCCCGGTCTTAGGCGACGAGCCGCGCCCGGACGGCTCCGCGGACCAGCCGCTGGAGGTCCAGGCCAAGCGCGACACCTTCGGCAACCGGTGGCGCCAGGGCTTGAAGCCCGGGGGGCGCAAGGGTCAGGTCTACGTGGACGACCTAGCGGAAGCCGCAAAGGGCGCCGGCGGCAAGGCGATGGGAGACCGTGTGAACGAACTGCTCTCCCTCGTCGACTCCGCGACGGACTACGAGGATCTACGCGCCAAAGTGAAGAAGATGTACCAGCACCTGAAGCCGGGGCAGCTGCGCGGGGTGGTGGAGCGATCGATCCTCCTGGCCGAGTTGGTCGGGCACCTCTCCGCCAAGGTGGACCACCGTGGGTGAGGCCGTGGAGCTGTCCGAGCAGCACGGGGTCAAGGCCCCTCCCGAGTTGAGGGAGCCGGAGCCCATCCTCCAGTTCTTCGAGTACGGGCACCTGCCGGAGGCGCTCGCGAAGGTGTCCAAGCCCTTCTGCGAGCTTGCCAGGGACCTGGTGGCCACCCTGCCGCGTAACCCGGAGCGCTCGGTCGCCTTGCGCAAGCTCCTCGAGGCGAAAGACGCCGCGGTGAGGGCGAGGATCGCCAAGTGAGCGGCTCGATCAAAGAAGCGCTCGAGCGCGCGGGGGGCCAGAGCACGGCGATCTCCATCGGGTTCTCGAAGGAGCGGGGCTTCCTGTCCTGGCTCATCCGCAAGGTGACCAAAGCCCCCTGCTCCCACGCCTTCCTCATCCTGCGCGAGGACCTGACCGTCTTCGGCAAGGAGATGGTGATCGAGGCCTCCGCCTTCGGCGTCCGGATGACCAGCCGGGAGCGCTTCACCCAGAGGAACACGATCGTGGGCGTGTGGGGCGGGCAGCACGCCTTGGACGCGGGCGTCAAGGAGGCCGGGGCCTGGCTGGGCGAGGTGTACGACTACACCGGGCTTTTCGGGATGGCGCTGGTGCTCTTCGGTCGGTGGCTCAAGAAGAAGTGGGCCAACCCCATCCACGCCGCGCACTCGATGTTCTGCTCGGAGTTGGTCGCCTGGGTGCTCAAGGACTCCGGCTACCCAGGCGCGGAGACGCTCGAGCCCGCCAACTGCTCGCCAGGGGACCTCTACCAATTCCTGGGGCTCAAGTAAGTGGCCGACCGCAAGGCCCAGAAGCTCGTGGGGAAGGGCTGGGTAGACGTGCCCTTCGAGGGCCTGCGCGCGGGGGACCGCTTCCAACTCTTCGAGCCGGACGGGACCTTCGTCTGCGAGGCGGACGCGCTCGGGGACTCTTACCCCAGCGCGGACGGCCTGTGGACCATCCACTGCATTGAGCACCGCCGGAACCCATCAAACCTCTGCGCGGACCCCTTGCCCATCGAGAACTGGCACCATGGCTAAGCTCGTCATGGTCGCGCTCTCGCCTACCCGGCTCGTCACCCTGGCCGCGGAGGAGGAGAAGGAGGACGAGGCGCCCAGCGGCGAGGACTTGGACGAGCTCGAGTCCCCTGAAGCCCAAGACTTCGAGACCGCGGTCGGCCGGGCCATCGAGTTCCTGCGCAACAAGCTCAAGCTCTCGGCGGAGGAGTTCTACGCGCTCGAGGAGCGCGCCAAGCTCAAAGCCTTCACCGTCTCAGGTGTGGCGGACTTAGACGTCGTCTCGGAGGTGTGGCGGGCGATCGAGTCGGCCGTGGAGAACGGGGAGACGCTCGAGGACTTCCGCGAGCGCGTGGGGGAGCTGCTCGAGGACCAGTGGGGCCAGGAGGACCCCTCCCGCATCGAGACCATCTTCCGCACCAACGTCCAGAGCGCCTACAGCGCCGGCCGGTGGGCCCAGAACAGCCGGCCCGAGGTGCGCGCGACGCACCCCTACTGCCGCTTCGTGGCCATCTTGGACAGCCGGACGAGCGAGGTCTGCGAGGAGCTGCACGGGACGGTGCTCAAGGCGGACGACGACTTCTGGGCCAGCCACCAGCCGCCGCTCCACCACCAGTGCCGCTCCGACATCGTCCCCTTGACCGACGAGGAGGCCAAGGAGGAGGGGATCGACGAGGAGGCGCCGGACGCGGACCCGGACGAGGGGTTCGGGACGCCGGCCGAGGATTTCGAGCCGGATTTGGCCTCCCGGCCGCCGGAGCTGGCGAACCTCTACGAGTTGAAACTCACAGGCTACGGGCAGTGACATTCGGGCATTAGTGAGCAGTTTGTCGCAGTTTCGACGACGACTTGGCCCTTATCTATTTAGCGAGTGTCGCAACGCACGCAGCGCCCCTGACACACCGTGAAGACAGGTAAGCCCGTCGTCGTCCTGGCCCGGAGGCTCAAGGCCAAGAAGGAGTTCCGCCTCTTCCGCTTCGGGGCCAACCCGAGCACCAAGGGCGTCTTCAAGCTGAGCAAGGAGTCCGCCGCCGAGTTGATGGAGACCTACCAGCGGCGCGCGCTCAAAGTCACCTTCGACTACGACCACTTCGCGCTCAAGGGGACCTCCCCCCAGGACGGCAAGTCGGCCGGCAAGTGCGACTTGGAGCTGCGCGACGACGGCATCTACTGCACCAACATCGAGTGGACGCCCGCCGCGCGCGAAGAGATTGAGGACGGCGAGTGGGTCTACTTCTCCCCCGCCTTCGAGACCGACACCAAGACTCAGGAAATCGTCGAGCTCATCAACGTAGCGCTCACCAACATCCCCGCCATGGACGCAATCGAGACCGTGGCGGCCAACCGACGCACCCGCGAGGCTCAAACAATGAAACACCAGATCGCCGATCACCTGGCCAGCTACCTGAAGGGCGGGAAGTCCTTCGCGGACCTGTCGAAGGCGTGCGGCATCCACGCGGACCGCCTCAAGGCCCTGCACGACGGCGACGGGGACGCGCCGGCGCAGGAGGAGTTGAAAGCGCTCGGCAAGCACATGAGCCTCTCGCCTGAGTCGATGAAGGCGATGGGCGTGGCCGAAGGGCCACCGGTGAAGGCCTCCGCGGTCGACGGGCAGGACGTCGACAAGACGGAGGGCGACGGCGACGACGAGGTCGAGCACGAGGACTTGGAGGGCGCAAAGCCGAACATGCTCCGGCGCAATTCGGAAGTGGCGAAGATGCTCACCGTCCTCACCGGCACCTCCGACTCGACCAAGCAGATGGCGCGGCTCAAGGCGATGCGCGTCAAGTCGGACCAGTACGACGAGGACCACGAGACCGTCGTGGCGCTCAAGCAGGAGCGCGAGGCCGAGAAGCTGAACCTGCTCATCGAGAAGGGCAAGGCGGAGGGCAAGCTGACGCCCGGTACAGCCAAGTACTGGCTGTCGCGCTCGTACGACGAGTTCGAGGAGTTCTTGAGCGTGGCCCCGGTGGTCCTCAACACCCGCTCCGTCGTCGAGGTCAAGACCAAGGACGGGAAGGAGACGGCCATGCTCAGCCGAGAGCAGGAAGAGGTCGCGCGGCACTGCGGCATCGACAACGAGGAGATGGTCGAGGCCATCAAGATGACCGACCAGGACCAGGCCGCCGAGGTCCGCAAGCAGCGCGCGAAGATGATGAAGATGTTCAAGGACCAGGACCGGGATCCCGTGCTCGGCGTCGTGGCCACCCGGAAGCAGACCGGTCTGCGCACCTAAAGAAGCGCGCCTTACCTCACAGCTCACCCTCAAACCGAACTCTAGAACCGGACGCGAGAAAAGCGCCCGGCACGTGAAAGGTACGTCCAGATGGCCGCCCTCAGCGCAAACCGCAGCACGACTCGAGACAACGGGCCGATCTTCCGCGCGTCCTACCCGATCGCGGACAACGTCCACATCTACCAGGGCGCGCTCGTGCAGCTGCTGACCACGGGCTACGTGACCCCGGCAGGCACCGCGACCCAGAGCGACAGCCACACCTTCCTCACCGTCGGCCGGGCGATCCGGGAGTACGACAACACGGTGTCAGGGCACTCGCTGGGGGCCCTCATCGTCGAGGTCGAGTACGGCATCATGGAGTGGGACATCTTGGGCACCGACACCATCGCTCAGTCCGCGGTGGGCACCTTGGTCTACGCCGAGGATGACCACACCGTGCGAGCGACCAGCAACAGCACCACGCGCGCGGCCGCCGGCCGCTGCGTCGGGTTGATCACCCTGCCCGGCTTCGCCTCCCAGCAGGCCAAGGTCTTCACTATCCCTGGCACGCCGTAAGTCAGCCGGAGTGGCGCCTTAGGTACTCAATCGCGAGTTCGAGTCGTTCAATCGAGTCTTTAGCGTTGGCCAAAGTCGAGTTGCATTGAATGCAGAGCAAGGCGCGAACGCGCTTGGTCTTGTGACAGTGATCCACCGCAAAACACCCATTGCGCCTGCCGGGATGCTTGGAGCCGCAGATGGCGCACTGACCACCCTGCGCCTTCAACATCGCGTCGTATTGTTCAGACGTGATTCCGTAATCGCGCCGGAGTTGATTCATGCGCATGCGCGCCAGCAGTCGGTTGCGGTTCGCCCAGTAATAGGACTTTGAGTTCTCCTTCACCTTCTCAGGATTGGCCTCGCGCCATTCGCGAGCCTTCGCCGCCCACTTCGCACGATTCCTAGCCCTGTACTCGCGCTGATACGCGCGACGCTCGTCATCGGTCTGCATTCGCAAGCCCCTCAATAGGAGGAAGTTGTGGACATTTCGTCATCAGCCATCGGTGCAATCTATACACGTTATAACGCCATCTACCAGGAAGCCTTCTTGAAACAGGCTGTTCTCTGGAACAAGGTGGCATCGCTGGTGACGAGCGAGTCTCAGTCTGAGACGCACGTGTGGATGGACCGCGTGCCTCAGCTGCGGATCTGGTTCGACGAGAGAAAGGTGCGAAACGCCGCCCTGCGCAACTACCAGCTCACGAACATGCCGTTCGAGTTGACGGTGGCGGTCGACAAGTTCGACGTGCAGGACAACAAGATCAAGGCCTACGAGCCGTTGGTCCGGGCGATCGGCGAGCAGGCGAAGAAGTGGCCGGACGTGACGCTGTTCAACCCGGTGAGCACGGACAAGACGGTCATCAGCGGGGCCCTGCCCAACGGGAAGAACGTCATCACCTACGACGGGCAGGCGTTCTTCTCCGCCTCGCACCCGCAGAACCCGGACGACCCGAGCTCGACGACGCAGACCAACTACTCGTCCTCGGGCTTCCCGCTCACCCACGCCAACTTCCAGGCCGTCAAGCAGACCATGCGCGGCTACAAGGGCGCGGACGGGTTGCCGCTGAAGGTGAACCCGAACCTCTTGATCGTCCCCCCCGCGCTCGAGGCGCAGGCGATCCAGATCCTCGAGGAGGAGTGGGTCTCCCCGTCTGCTTCCGTCGGCGCGGTGGCCGCCGGAGCGCCCAGCCGGAACCACCTGGTGGGGACGGCCGACTACATCGTCGTGGACGACTTGGCGGGCCAGGACTCCACCTGGTACCTGACCGACGTGCGCAGCAGCATCAAGCCCTTCATCTGGCAGCTGCGCGAGCCGCCCATCTTCGCGATGCTCACCAAGCCCACCGACATGCCGGTGTGGGAGCGCCACGAGTTCCAGTACGGCGTGGAGGCCCGAGGCGCGGCCGGCTACGGCCCGTGGTTCCTCGCTTACAGCGCCAGCGCCTAGATCAGCACCCTCACAACGCACGGATGAAGTGCCCCGGCTGGTGGAATCCACTGGCCGGGGTTTGTTCCAAGACTCCTGACCCCGAAGGCATCGCCCATGGCCAAGCTCTACGTCCAAGTGGTCGGACTGCCACCCGGGCAGACGCACTACCGCGTCCCCGGGTGCCACCCCTTCGAGGAGGACGAGAAGACCACCCACCGGCGGCCGGCCAAGCCGACACCGGGGATCGTCCTCAGAGTCGGGCCCGTCCACGAGGTGGAGACGGTCGACGAGCGCCACGAGGAGATCCTGCGCCGGGACCACTTCTTAAAGTTCCACTCCGGCCCGGGCAAGAAGGACGCGAAGGAGCCCGAGAAGGACGAGGCGGACTTCTCCGGCGTGACGCAGGAGGCCTCGCCGGATTCGGCCGAGGTGGGCAAGGGAAAGAAGGCGAAGAAGTGAAGCTCATCCTCGCCAGCTTCGTCTTGGCCACCGCGTTCGCCAAGCCCGTCCAGACGCACGGCTTCCACACCCAGCCGCAATCCTTCCACCAATTCCGGGACTTCCACGTCCGGCACTAGGGAGACGACAAAGAGCCATGAAAAAGAAGCTTCTTCTGACGACTGTCTTCGCGCTCGGCCTGGCTGGCGGCGCGCTCGCGGGCGACTACATCACCTTCCAGCAGGTCCAGACGGGCAACGGGACCAACGGCATGACGCAGGCCGCGCCCGCGCTGGTCACGGACGGGGTCGCCACCACCTCCAGCGCGTTCGCCTTCGGGAGTCGGCCGATCGCCGACTACGCCAAGGTGAGCATCCGGGCGAGCTCGACCAACACTCTCCAGAACGCCACGGACCTCTCGTGGATGCGCTGCTGGCACTACGGGCCGGACCCGATGGCCTCCTCCCCCTCGACGCTCGTCTGGAAACGCTGTCCCGCCTACGACATGGAGGTGGATGCCGGGCAATCCGGAAAAGCCTCGGTGCTCACCAACACTCTTGAGTTTCCAGTCCAGGGCCCGCTGATCATCGAGTCGCCGCTGACCCGCTACACCTGGACCGGGGAGAACCTCCAGCAGTCGGGAACGCTCGATGCCGGCGTGGGCGTGGCCATCGAGTTCATCACTCCCCCGTAAGGGCGGATTCCAAAGTGCCCTACGTCACGGTCGGCCAGCAGTACGCGGCGATCTCCGACTTGACGACGGTGGTCAGCGCTGCGGCGCTCGCCCACCCGACGACGTCCAGCTCGGCGACGCAGAACGCGGCGCTCTTGAGGGCGAGCGAGGAGATCGACGGCTACCTCCGGGACCAGTTCACCCTGCCGCTCAAGCAGTGGGGCTCCGACATCGTCCAGAAGAGCTGCGACATCGCGGCCTACCGGCTCATCTGCCTGCGCGGGTTCAACCCGGAACTCGACGGCTCCTACTTGGACAACTACAAGCTGGCCGTCTCGTGGCTCAAGGACGTCGCCGCGGGGAAAGTAGTGCCTGACGTGCAGGACAGCTCCCCCAATGGGGCCCCGGGCGTGCCGTCCAGCGATGCCCAGCCGGAAGCGGTGACGGCGAGCCCGATCAACTGCTCGACCGGCAACTCCACCCGCGGGACGAGCCGAAGGTAAGGCGGATGCTCTCCGGCAACGGGATAGAGAAGCTCGCGCAGCTGGTGTCCGAGTTGCGAGACTTATCGCGCGGTGCGGCGGTCGCTCCGGTGACCCGCTCGGTGGCCGCCGAGGCCGTGACGCGCATCAAGGCGAGCTTCGAGCACGGCGTGTCTCCCTATGGGGACCCCTACCCGCCCGTCGCGCGCGGCGGGCAGCCCCTCAACGACACCCGGAGGCTGCGCAACGCCTTCATGGACGACTCGGTACCCGGGCGAGTCGTCGTCTCGAACCCGACCGTTTACGCGCGCCTGATGAACGAGGGAGGCATCGTCACGGCTAAGAACAAGCCCTACCTCACCTTCAAGATGAAGCTACCGGGCGTGGCGCGGGCGATGCGCGGCGGGAGAGTTACCCAGCGCGGCCGCTCCCAGAGCCAGTGGGTGAAGGTGAAGCAAGTCACCATCCGCGCCCGCCCCTTCCTGCCGGACGCGCGGGGCTTGCCCGACGAGTGGGGCAAGCGCTTCGAGGCGGTGGCGAAAGATGCGTTTAGGAAGGGGTTCCCAGCCCTTGGCGCCGGATGATTCGCGACATCTTGAACGCCGTGAATTCGGCGATCTCCACGGCGCAGCCACCGACGGGGAACCAGCCCACGGTGACCCCCGGGCCATCGAACACCGGCAGCGGGAGCGTCTCTTTAGACGCCTCGTCGGCAGTCCTTGGGACCTACAACTGCCTGCTCGTCGTGACGACCGGGGGCGCGCCGGGGACCGCGCAGGGGCAGCTGTCGCTGGACAACGGGAACAACGTCGGCAACCCCAACAGCCAGGGCAACCTCTCGGCTCCATTCGTCCTCCCGGCGGGAGCCCCAGGCTACCCAGCGCCCCTGCCGCCGATCACCCCCACCAACCTCTCCCCGGGCCCCTCGGGGCTGGTGCTCAACTTCTCCGGGACCTTCAACGTCGGCGACACCTTCAGCTTTCAAGCGCTGCCAGCCGTAACGTTCTTGTGCGGAGCGGAGGAGCTCTCGAGTCAGGACAGCCTCTACCCGAGGGTTATCCACGTCCCCGTGGACGACGACTTCCGCGGCACGGAGGACTACGCGCAGGGGCAGGACCAGCGCTTCCAGCAGCGGTCTCTGCTGACCGACGTCGCGCGCTTCGAGACGCACTGCTGGGGCATCGACTACGACAGGGCTGAAGTCTTGAGGGACGCCGTCATCAACGGGATCCACTTCGCGCTCCAGGCGACGAAGAGCATCGTCGGCGGCGGTTGGCAGCGGGACGGGATGATCAACAAGGTGGGCCGGCTCTACGTCCTGCGGTGGTCCGTGAAGAAGCCGGTGCTGCAACTCCAGCAAGACACCATCCCCGCGGCGCCGCCATTCTCCTTGAACCTCTCCACACAGGTGATCGACCAACTATGAGCGAGACAGAGTTTGGCGAGGCGAGCGAGTCGAAGGCGGAGGCCACGAAGCCCAAGCCCGCGCCGCGGCAATTCGCGCCCACAGTCTTCCGGAAGCTCAAGCCCTTCGAGCAGCTCACGAAGCGGCAGCAAGAGACGATGAGCGCGAAGCAAGCGGCGGAGTACAAGGCCGAGGTCAAACACCAGCAGGACTGGGGACACCTGCCGCCCCAGGTTCACGAGCTGCTCCGCGGGGTGGACCCGGTGCAGCTGTCCTCCAGCGCGGTGGAGCTGCTCGCCAAGGTGCGCGGGACGGACCCCTGCCACTTCGCCGCTGCCAAGGCCTTCCACAAGTGGCCGATGCACGCGGAGATGTCCCTCGAGGCATACGACGAGGCAATCGAACGCGTCCTCTCCGAGCGGCACGGGTACTAGGGCTTCTTAAACACTCACCTCACCACCGACGAGTCCTTCGGCGCGCGGCCGTAACGCGGGCCTGCGCCTTCGAGGAGCGACCATGGCGATTCCAGCCGTCAACTTCACCATTCAGGACGGGGCGCTCGGGACCATCCCGGCGAACGTCTCAAAAGTCTGTGTCAAGATGGGTATCTGCTCGAAGGCGACCGCGTCGGTGGCGGCCTCGAAGTTGATCCCCTCCACCACCAACCCGGACGGAGTCACCTTCACCGCCGTCGCGGCCGGCGCAGCTGGAAACCAAATCTCCGTCACCTACACCACGGGCAACAGCGTCCAAGCGCCCACCATCACCGTGGTGAACAAGGCGATCACCGTCCAGATCAAGGCCGCGACGACGCTCAACTCGGACGTGGTGACCGCGATCGCCGGCAGCGCACCTGCCGCCGCCTTGGTGACGGCCGTCGCCACCGGCCCCGCCGACTTGGCGGTCGCTGCCTCGCAGACCTTCTTGACCGGCGGCGTCTCCGGCACCATCAACACCCTCATCCCAGAGACCAACCCGGTCCAAGCCGTCATCGACTTGGGCTACGGGCCTTTGTCCGAGGCCGTGACGCACTCCTTGGACGTCGCAGGCGGCCAGGTGCTGGCGATGCCCATCAACCCTTCCGTCGCGGGGACCAACTCGGCGGTCGTCCACACGGGTACCGGGGTCCCGGCAGTCACCGTGAGCGGCTCTCCGAACGACGCCTACAGCGTGGTGGCGCTCATCACCACCGGAGGAGCGCTGGGAGTCGGGCAGTTCCAGTTCAGCCAGGACGGCGGCAAGACGTTCTCGGCCACCTACCTCATCCCCTCCGGAGGGTCCTTCGTCATCCCCAACACGGGCCTGACGCTCACCTTCGCCTCTGGCACGTACGTCGCGCTCGACACCTACGCGTTCACCTGCACCGCTCCGGGCTTCGTCCTGACGGACGTGCAGAACGCGTGGGCGGCGCTGATGGCCTCCAACGCGTCTTTCGGCTTCGTCCACCTGGTGGGTCCCGCATCGAGCGTCTCCGGCTCAGCGGCGATGGCGGCGGGTTTGGAGACCTTGGCGGTGTCAGCAGCGTCCACCTACTTCCGCTACACCCACGCGGATATGGAGTGCGCTCAGGACTCCGACGCGCAGATCTCCTCCGCCTTCGCGTCCACCGTGTGCACCCGGGTCAACGTGTGCGCCGGCTTCGAAGTCGTCCAGAGCTCCATCCCGGGCAGCGGCCAGCTCACGCGGAACATCGGCATCTCCGTCGCGGCTCGCGAAGCCCTGGTGCCAGAGCAGAACGACTTGGGGCGGGTGAAGGACGGCTCGCTGTTGGGCGTCGTCTCGCTCCTGCGCGACGAGGGACTTACCCCCGCGCTGGACGCGCTCAACTTCACCACCGCGCGCACCATCCAGGGCCTCACCGGCTTCTACATCACCAACGGGCACATGTTCGAGACGGTGGGCAGCGACTTCGCGCCTTCTCAAAACCGCCGGGTGATGGACCTGGCCTGCACCGTCGCCTACCCGGCCACGGTCCAGTTCCTGAACGACACCCTCAGGCTCAACGCGACCGGCGGGACGGTGACGCCGGCCCAGGCGGCGACCATCCAAGACACCGTCAACGGGGCGCTCCAGGCGGGCGTCACGGGGCCGGGCGCGGCGATCTCCAGCTCCGTCGTCATCGACCAGTCGAACAACGTCTACGCGTCCAGGACCATCAACGAGACCGTGCGGATCCAGCCGTTCGGTTACGCGCACACCATCGCGGTGAACATCGGGTTCCTCAACCCGACGCTGACCGTCTGATCGCCTAGGCCCTTCAATCCAACAGCCAAGAGGGCACCATGCCGACCAACCCGACGCCCATCCCCGCTCCGCTGATCAACGGCTACCGATGGGACTTCTCAGCCCTCACCTTCACCGCGAGCGGCGCCCCCCTCCCGGGCATCCTCGACATCGACTACGCCGAGGAGCTCAAGAAGGGGGAGATCTACGCGAACGGCACGCCCCAGAAGCTCGGCGAGACGGTGGGGCAGTACAAGCCGAGCCTGTCATTCACCATCCTCGCACTGGAGCTCGAGAACCTCCTCACGGCGATCTGCGCGATCAACGGCACGCCCGGCTCCGGCTACATGCTCGCGCGCTTCGATGTCCGCGTGGCCAAGCAGGACGGGAGTGGCCTGAACTTAGGCCCCCTCTACGTAGACCTATGCCGCGGCGTCTCGATCAACAAGATCAGCAGCTCCTTCAAGACCGGCCAAGACGCGCTTGCCCACAAGATCGAGTGCTCCTACTTCTACCTGCTCCGAAACGGCCAGTCCGCTCTCACGGTGAACCCGGCCAACCAGTTCATGACGCTCGGGTAAGGCGAGGCAAACTAGATGGATGAGGCGAAGTTGAAACAGCTGAAGGCGGACGCTGCGAATTCAGGTCGCGAGTTGGTCGCGTTCAAGTCGAAGACTGCGGAGGTCGTCTTCCGGGTCCCCAACGGCGTGGAGATGGACGCCTACCGGACGCGCCACGGCTCGGACCGAGCGAAGATCCCGGAGGCGAACAAGGGGCTATTGGCGACCTGCCTGGCCTACCCCGACAGCGAGACGTTCCAGCAGATCCTAAACGAGCGGCCGCTCCTGCTCGAGAAGTGGTCCGACAAGCTCACGGATGCAGCCGGGGCTGACGAGGTCATCGAAGTAAAAAAGCTCTAAACCTGCTCGAGTCCGGCCCCCTCGAGCAGGCGCGGTGCCTCCAGGCCTTCGTGCGCAAGAAGGGCGACGCCAAAGACTTGGCAGGGGCCCTCCTCGTCGTTCGATTCATGAAACGCTTTGACCCGAAGCGCTGACTCCCGATGGGCGACACCCTGCAATTCATCCTCGAGTTGCAGGACAAGATGTCGGCCACCGCCGACAAGATGTCCTCGGCGCTCGAGAAGGTGCAGAAGAAGAGTCACGACGCCGGCAAGGAGTCGGACGACTTCTTCGCGAAGGTCTCTCACGCGAACAAGGACCTCAAGGACCAATTCCTCGAGGGGATCGCCGAGAAGTTCGCCGTCTTCGAACTCGCCAAGGAGGGCGTGGCGGTCATCGGGGAGTTGGTCGAGAAGGCGGCCGAACTCGGCGTGGAGCTGGCGAAGTCGGCGATCGAGGCTGGCCTCTTCGAGCAGAAGACCCTAATCGCCTTCAAGGGCTTGACCGGCAGCGCAGGGCAGGCCCACGACGTGATGGAGGAGGTCAAGGGCTTCGCCAACCAGTTCGGCGAGTCCTACGACCGGATCGCCAAGATCTTCGGCAAGGGGCTCTTGGGAGGGCTCAAGGCCACCGAGGGAGACCTCTCGATATCCAAGATCTCCCAGTTCGCCCTGGACGTTGAGAAGATGATGGGGCCGCCGGCCGAGGCCACCATCGCCACCTTCGCCCAGATGAACCAGCAGGGCAAGGTGATGGGCCGCCAGGTGGCGATGACCTTCGAGCAGATGGGCATCCCCTTAGAGGCCCTGGCCAAGAAGCTCGGGATGTCCGGGGTAAACCTCAAGGAGCTGCGCGGGACGATGTTCGACGCGGACCGCGTGATGAAGGCCGTCCTGTCGACCTTCGGGGACCTCCACGGGAAGGTGGGGCAGACCACCGAGGACATGGGGAAGACCCTGCCCGGGCAGATCCAGAAGCTGCGCAACACCTGGGATGACCTCTTGGGCCGGGTGGCCGAGTCCGGGGCGTTGGACCGTCTGTCGGAGATCATCGGCAAGGTGGCGACCGCGATGGACCCCGCCACCGAATCCGGCAAGCGCTGGGGAGTCATGCTGGACCACCTCTTCGACTCGGTGGAGAAGCTCCTCGCGCCCTTGGCCAGCGACGAGGGGATGCGGCGCTTCACCGATGGCCTCTACCAATTCGGCTCAGCAGTGGCGGCGATCACGGACCTGGTGATCAAGGTCATCCCGCCCATCACCAAGCTCGCGGAACTCTGGCTCGACACGGGAATCGGCAGTCTGATGGACGTCTTCGCCCTCAACGCGAAGATCGGTACGGCCGCGGAGCACGTCAAGAGCGCCTTCGTGGGCACGGGCGCCAGCCAGAGCGTCTCCTTGCCGCCTGGCGTCGACATCAACACGCTCGGGTGGGACGAGCAGGCGAAACTCGCTTCTGCGCACTTCGCCTCGGGCGGCCACGTGGACGGCCCGACGCTCGCGTGGATCGGCGAGGGTGGCGAAGGGGAGAGCGTCATCCCCGACAGCAAGATGAGCGGCGGACTCCACGCGCCCATCACCCAGACCATCAACATCCACCCCGAGGCCAGCGTCTCGCACCAGGAGTTGGGGACCCTCATCCACCGCTTGGGCTTGGGCGAGCTCCAGGGCGCGCTGGACACGCTCGCGCAGCAGATGGGGGTCTCCCATTGAGCGACCCCGCCGCCCCATACCCGATGCTCGCCTCGCCCTGGGTGAGTGGAGGAGGGCCCCAGCAGAACATCCCGTCCGACGACGTCCCGGGCATCAACACCTTCGGCCTGGACGCGACCGGCGGGAGGAACCCGATCCCCTTCTGGGACCAACCCTCCTCCCTCGACCCCTCCAACTCCAACTTCCCAGAGTGGGCCGTGGTCCGCCTCGCGGGGCAGACGCTCCCCGGGTTGTGCTCGGTCAGCGGCGGCCGGGCGAAGCGCTTCGACATCAAGAAGTCTCCGGGCAAGAACTTTGCGACCATCACTCACCAGGGGTTCGACCCCGCGACCATCAAGGTGACCGAGCGCATCTGGACGCGGCAGCAGCTCTACGCGCTGTGGTTGATCATGCCGTTGTTGCAGCCGATGTTTGAGGCGGCGCATAACGCAGCCTCTCTCGCGGTGGATGTCTACCACCCCGCGCTCGCGCTCCAGAGCATCAGCGCGGTGCTCATCAGCAGGATCAGCCTCCTGCATCCGACCCCGGGCACCAACGGTTGCTGGGAGCAAGACATCGAACTCATCGAGTGGCGTAAGCCTGACAACAAGAACGCCACGGAGACGCCGATCGCCGCAGCATCCTTCGTCCGCGGTTCGCCCGGTAACCAGCTGGCCTCCTTCCAGCCGCAGGCGGCCCCGCTGGCGAGCTTCGACCCCAAGTTCATGAGCCCCACAGGGCACTAGGCGCGATGGCGAACACCACCCTCAATGGATACCCGATCATGAAGGCCCGGGTGCTCCGCCCGCGCGTCGGCCTGTGGACGGCGGAGCTCGTGGCAGACGCACAGACGGCCTCGCAGCTGCCCCAAGGGGGCACCGGAACGCTGGTCACCAACGGTGGGACGTTCACCTTCAAGGGGACCATCCTCCGCGGGGACGCCTACGCGCAGAACGTCACATTGCGCATGGTGGGCGGGCAGAACGGTTTGGGCAAGCTCGTCACGCCCCGGTTTTATCGAGGCGTTCAAGTCTCGCAGCCGTTGAACGATGCGTTAAAGGACGCCGGGGAGAGCCTGTCGGGGACCTCGATCCCGGAGGACTTGGCCACCCAGCTGCCTTTCTGGAGCATGGTCCAGCAGTCGGCCTCCGAAGCCCTCTCATCCCTGGCGGACGCGGCTGGCGGCGGGTGCGTGTGGCGGACCCTCGTGGACGGTACGGTCTTCTTCGGGGTGGACGGCTTCGCTCAGTCCGCGCTCACCGACTTCGAGCTCATCGACTACATGCCCTTGGAAGGCATCCAAGTCATCGCCTCCGAGGCGCCGAAGGTCAACCCGGGGGAGACTTTCAACGGGCGGCCGGTGTCCGTGGTGGAGCACTTCATCGCGGACGCGGACAGCCGCGTGAGGATCTGGTTCGAGTGAAGCTCGCCCTGTTAGACGCCAAGCTCTACCGCTTGGACTTGAGCGCCAACGAGAACGTCGGGGTCGACCGCGTCGCGGACGCCGACGTCCTCTACTTCCAGTGCCCCAAGTGTGCGGCCAGCTGCCCCAGAGTGATGCGCGACGACGGGACGGGCTACGCCGAAGGGGCGCACTTCATCTCGGTGCCCTTCAAGGCCCACGATGGGAGGCCGGAGATGGCGCAGCGGGAAGCCCAAGGACGGCCGCGCTGGGGCGTGAGCGGGACATCGCTCTCCGACATCTCGACCACCCCGAGCATCCAGGTGATCGGCGGCTGCGGGTGGCACGGGTTTGTGACCAACGGTGACGCGACGTGAACCTCGACCGCGGGAAAGAGAGCGCGGCCGCCTTCATCCGGGCCCAGTTCCCCCGGGAGATGTACTCGCGGGTGTGGGGCGGGCGCGTGGTAGCCCAGAGCGGCTCGAACGCCTTCGACTTCCAACCCGACGACCCGCGCATCCCAGGGCACTCGGGCATCCCCCTGAAGCTCCCCTTCCCCGGCTTCTCGCTCACCGTGGACCCCAGCCAGTCCCCTCGGGCGATGCTGGCTTGGGACGGGGGCGACCCCAGCAAGCCAGAGCTGCGGCTGTGGGAGGCCCCAGGGCTCGCGCAGTGGACCGCGCAGGCCTCGCAGAGCGCGAGCCTCGTCGCGCCGGCGGTCAACCTGGGGGCGAGCGCGAGCCAGCAGCTCGTCTTGGGCAACCAGTTCGCCGCAGCCGTCGCGACGCTGGTGACGGGGTGGGAGACGTTCCAGCTGGCGATCGACACCTTCTGCGCGGCGATGACGGCGTACGAGCTCGCGATCGAGGGCCTCGCGGACCCCAGCCACTCCGCGACTCCCGTCGCCAATGCGGCGAACGCCGCGCTCTCGGCCGCGTCCGTGACGATGTCCGGAGCCGTCGGGGCCTTCGGCGCGGCGGTCAACGCGGCGCTCTCCCTCGTGTCCAAGACTGCGTGACCTAAATGGCCGTCGACTTCGGCTCAGACATCGGATTCCTGAATGACTTGGATCCAAACTTCGGCCTGGTGTCGGGGACGACCAACTTAGGACAGGCGCTCGCCCACCGGCTCGAGACCCCGCGCGGTGGACTGTTCTACGACCCGAACTACGGGACCGACATCCGCAGCTACCTCAACGAGGCAATCGGCCCCAAGACGCTGCCACAGCTCGCCTCCGACGTTCAGGCCGAGTGTCTCAAAGACGAGCGGGTCCTCTCCTGCACGTGCGGCGTCCAATTCATCTCAGCGTCCAAGTCGTTGAAGCTCAGCATCAACGTCGCGACTGCGGCCGGACCTTTCACCTTCATCCTGGCCGTCACCTCCGTCACCGTGACGCTCCTCGCTCCGCAACAGGCGACCACGTAGACCCGCATGGCCCTCGTCACCCTCGCGACCCTCCTGCCGCCCGTCACGGCGGACCAGGCCAAGGCACTGCTCTTGGAGACCCTCCAAGGCATCGGGCCGATGCAGCAAGTAGGCAACGGCGCGGGCACCGTCGTGGCCTCGGGCGCCCCGGTCAACTCCTACGACGTCATCATCGTCATCACGACAGGTGGCAGCCCGGGCACCGCGGCGTTCAAGTACAGCTTGGACGACGGGAACACCTACTCGGGGCCCTTCACCGTCCCGAGCAACGGAACCTACGTCATCTCCGGCTCCGGCGTGAGGCTCCAGTTCGCGGGCGTCTTCGCGGTGGGTGACCAGTACCTCTTCCAGACGGTCTTCCCGCCATTCCCGGTGAACGACTGGGAGTCTGGCGGCGCAGCTCGCACGCTCGTCGAGGCGGACGCGACCACGCTCGCCGACTTGTCGGGCAACGCCATCCCGGGGATTGCCGGCGGGGGCTTGGTGCAGTACGCCACGGGCGGCTGGCTCACCCTGCTCTCGGACCAGCTCTACGAGAACGAGCGCTTCAACCCCGGGGCGACCTCGGGCTTGGTCTCGCTCACCCTCTCAGCGAGCGCCTCTCCGCTCACCATCAACCCTGGCGACATCATCGTCGCCAACACCGCGGGCGGCGGGGTCAACGCCTACCAGTTCTCCAACACCACGGGCACCACCATCTCGCCCGGCACCACCGTCTCGCTGCCCTTCTCGGCCATCCAGCCCGGGGCGGCGTACAACGTCCAGAACGGCACCCTCACCATCCTCCTCACCCCCAAGCCCGGGCTGACCGCGAACAACCCGGCCCCGGGCACCAGCTCCGTCTCCCACAGCGGCGGCGGGGCGGGGACGGTGGCAGTGTCCGGGAGCCCCAACGGCAACTACTCGGTGGTGGTCAAGGTGGTCACCACCGGGGGACTCGGCGCGGGCGTCCTCCAGATCAGCCTGGACGGCGGCAACAACTACGCCTCCCCCTTCACCATCCCGGGCGGCGGGAGCTACCCCATCCCCTTGCTCAACGGCTTGGGCTCGACGGGCCTGACGCTCACTCTCGCCAACAGCTTCACCGCGACCGACACCTACAGCTTCACCTCCTACGCCTCTTGGATCCTGACCCCGGGCCTCGACCAGGAGAGCGACCCCGCGCTCCAGGCGCGAGACGAGAACAAGTGGAGCGCGATCGGCGTGGGCGGCGGGTCCGACGCGACGTTCGACTACCTGTGCAGGACGGCGCCCAACGGCGGCTCGGAGGTCTCCCAGACGCAGATCGGCGCCGACGGAACCGTGGCGGGGCAGGTGGACATCGTTTTGGCCGGCATCAACGGCCCCATCTCGGCGACGGCGCTCGCCAACATCACCACCTACGTCCAGCAGCGCTTGGGCGTCTGCGAGCTGCTCTCCATCCAGAACGCGGTCACCGACACGCTCTCCATCACCGCGCAAGTCTTCTGCCCGGCACAGTCGTTGGCTGCGGTCCAGGGCGCGGTGTCGGCGGCCTTCACGGCCTTGCAGCGCGCCACTCCAATCGGCGGGGTCGTCCACTGGAGCGACATCGAGGCCGCGCTCAACCAGAAGCAGGCGGGCGTGACGGAGGTCTTCTTGACCGTGCCGGCGCCGAACACGGACACGCAGCTGCCCTCTGGCAACGTCGTCGCCTTCAACTTGGCCGGCGTCTCGTACATCGTGACTTAAAGTGGGCTACCGTGACGCACAGCCGGCGCTGATGCCGATCGCGCTGCAAGGCGCATACGGCCAGTCCTTCACCAGGGCCTACGGGATCGTGAAGGACTTCCTGGCGAGCCAGGCGCGCGCGGCGGTGGTTCAGCGCTTCCCCCAGTACGCCGCGGCGGACTCGCTGGGAGCCATCGGCAACGAGCGGGGGTTGATCCAGGGCGTCAACGAGTCGAGTACCGCCTACGCCCTGCGGCTCAAGCAGGCGTGGGACGCCTGGGTCTTCGGCGGGACCGCCTTCGGCATCCTCTCCCAGCTGTTCTCGATGGGCTACCAGGACGTCTTCCTGATGCAGCGGGGATCGAAGTTCAGCCTGAACGGGAGTGGCGCGCTCGTCATCACCGCCATCGGCACCAACAAGAGCTGGAATCCAGCCTACCCCAACTGGAACCTATCCTTCTGGTCAGCGTTCTCGATCATCGTGGACCACCCCTACCCGGCCGCGTGGCTGGGTTCCTCCAACTGGACCTCGCCCATCCACGTCGGTACGGGCTCCGGTACGCTCAGCGGGTTCGTCGGGATCGCCAGTCCTGACGTGCAGTTGTGCATCAAAATCACCACGGGCGGGGCTACTGGCACAGCTCAGTACGCCGTCTCGACGGACGGCGGCATCACCTTCGGCTCACCGCAAACGCTGAACAGCATCGGCAACAACCCTGTGTCGGGCACCCAATTCACCGCCTCTGGCACCTTTACCTCTGGTGACCGCTACTACGTGTCTCAAGTCCCGCCGACGGACACCAGCCAAGACGCTGCGCGCTTCCGCAAGGTGCTCAAGAGTTGGAAGAAGGCAAGCACGGTGTGCTCGAGCATCTCCGTGCTCAAGACGGGCAAGCTCGTGGGCTACCCGATCCGCGGCCTGGGCTCTTCGACAGACGGAATCTTGGGCGGCGCGTCCGTGACGAGTTGGACGCCGCCGGCCAACTAAAGCTCATGAAAGAGATCCCGATCCAGAATCGCTTTTGGTCCAAGGCGAAGAAGGACGACAAGACCGGCTGTCTCGTTTGGTCCGGCACGAGATGGCATGTCGGCTACGGCGTCATCTGGAGAAACGGGAAACCGGCATACGCCCACAGGATGGCGTGGGAACTGACCAACGGGGCGATTCCGGTCGACCTCTGCGTTTGCCACTCGTGCGACAACAGGCTCTGCGTGAACCCGGCGCACATGTTCCTCGGAACGATATCCGACAACATGGCGGACAAGACCTCGAAGGGCCGGCAGTCGAGAGGCGCGAGCCACGGCATGAGCAGACTCCGGAACGAAGACGTGCTCGCGATCAGAAAGCGCATACTCGGCGGAGAGAGCCAGGGCGCAGTCGCGAGAGCATTCTCCGTACATCAGTCGGCAATTTCGAGAATCGTCCATCGCAAGCGGTGGGCGCATCTCTAGGAGTCAGATCAGGTGCCAAGCTCATATACCGGCAACCCCGCCAACGCGGCCTCCAACACCGTCACCATCAGCGAGCCTGCGGATGCTGACTTGGACAACGGCGCGACATTCGCCTCCGCGTTCCAACTCCTCACCGACTACGCGCAGCGCCTGGTCAACTTCGTCATCGCCATCTTCTCCACGGCGAACACCTGGACGGCGACGCAGACCTTCACCGTCGGCGCGGCCATCGGCGGCGCGATATCTGCGACCGGGTCCGGATCGAACGTCATCAACGCCACCGCGAGCGGCGCGGGCTACGCCGGAGTGATTGGAGGGGCTTCCGGCGCGGGGGGATTCGGGACGTCCGGCATCGCCCAGTCCGGCGCAGGAGCGGGCGGCGTTGGCATCTACGGCGGCAGCCAGGACGTCAACGCCTGGCCGATGCAGGCCCAGCATCAGCACGCCAGCCCGGTGGTGGGAGCGTTCAACCTCGTCCCCCATGTCACCCCCAGCGCGCCCGCCAACGGGGACACGTGGGTCGACTCGAGCAACAACACGTTCTCGGCGAGGATCAACGGCGCGACCGCCAAGGTGCAGGCGCAGTCCGGACCGACCAACATCTCGTCCTTCCTCAACAGCTTCTCGGCTGGATCCACGACGCCCCGCTACTATCGGGACTCGAACGGCCGGACGTATGTCAGCGGCAACGTGTCGCGAGCAACGGCGACCACGTACCTCGCCGCCTTCAACCTCCCGGCGGGATTTCGTCCGCCCTCCACGCGACAATACGCCTGCTTCAACGGCTCCGCCCAAGTGGTGGCCGGTGTGGTCGTGACGACCGGTGGGGATGTGCAAGTGGTAGTTGCAAACAATGGAGACACGGTCCAGTTGGATGGTATCAGCTTCGAGACCTTCTAACGCCCACCGTCAGGCTCGGTGAGGTCCTCCACCATCGTCTTTTGGTACACGTCATCCGCCGAACCAGGGCAGCTGTCGACCTGCCCATAGCCCTTCTCGCACCAACTCGGATGGAACATCGTGTCGACGCGGCCGTGGATGTAATCCCAGTGATGAAGCATCGAATGGAGCAGCGCCTCGCCACCGCTGGAGATCGTGATGCTGTTGGGCTCGTAGAGGTCGATGTCTCGAGGCACGACGCCGCACGCGACGCAACCGGGCCGCGCGTGTACGAGCCAGGAGAATTGGTAGAGCACCGAGACGCGTTGGTAGTCGTGCCAGCTGCTCTCGGGCACGATCCCGCGCTGGGCGAGCAAGGAGAAGGCCGCTTCCTCGTTGTGAGCGAACTTTTGGCAGTCCAGCGGTTGGTCAGACGACACCATCTGGAAGCGGGACGACGGGCAAGTGAAGAAGACGTTCTGCCCACCGCAGCCGAAACAGCCTGCGGCAACCACGAGAACAAGCGCAGGCCTCGTCAGCGCGGGCTTCATATCGCAACCCGCGTCGTCTTGACCTCTCCGCTTTCGTCAATCGAAGCGAAGATGCGCTCCTGCTTGTTTGTCAGCCCGATGATCAACCACACCGCCCACCACAGGCCGCAGGTGAAGACGCCGATGAAGAAGTGCAGGAGATGGTTGGTGGGCCTACCGACCAGGAGCGAAACGGACGAGTCCGTTTGCTGCTCCAGTCGCCAGCCCTTCGACACGGCATCAGCGACGTAAGACGACAGTTTCTGGTTTTGCACAGCGATCCTCGCATCGCTCCTCGGTTTTGTGACTGCCGCGGGCGCCTCGCCGAGGTGACGAGGCATAGGGAGCGACCCCTGCCCGCGCATCACGAATCGTCTCCCCTTCCGAGCCCGATCCTCAACTGAACGATGTTTCAGTCCCTAACCAAGCGAACGCCAACCGTTCCCAGAGGCGATCTTCCAGATGTTTGCCGGTGTCACACCAAAGAGCACAGCCAACTGGGCTTGCGTTCTCCCCTCAGCGAGCAGCTTTTTGATCTCCCGCACGTTTTCGGCCGTCAGCTTGGCGCGAACATGAGTCTCTCCATTAGCCCAACGCGCTCGACCCTTGGTTCTGGCGTCGAAATTGTTGTCGTACGGCGTCCCGGGAAACAGATGGTCGCCCCTGACGCACACCCGGTTGTCGCAATGATGCAGCACGTTGGGTTTCTCGGTAGTCAAGACCCCGCCCTGCACTTCGAATCCAATGCGATGCGCGAGAGTGGGCCTCCGCGCCCTGCCGTTTCGAATAGGAAGTCGCCCGTAGCCATTGGCGTCTCGGCGACCCGTCCACAGCCAGCAAGGCGTGTCCATGTTCGGCATCGTCGGGCCGTTCTTGTCGACCTTCTCCCAGAAGCGATCAGCAATTGGACGACGCTTCGGCATCACGACTGAATAGGCCGAAGCCGCACAAAAGCCAAACCACGTAACGAGAGGTACTCCAATGTCACCTAAAAGACTCCTCGCGGCGCTCGCCGCGACGCTGGGGTTCGCCCTGAGCGCGGCCTACGCGGCCGTGTGGACGGGCCCCCTGGCTCAAATCATCTGGACCGAGGTGCAAGCGGGCACCCGCGCGGCCCCCAACTCCGCCACCCAGGGCTTCTCTCTGGGCGGCACCATCAGCTTCCACGCCCTCGCGAAGTGCTCGGACTCCTCAACATTCACGGCTGGGAGCGCGGTCGGCTACTACTACTCGCCGGCTCAAGCATCTTGGGTGGCGGCGCCGACCTACGCGAATTTCACCTTCCCGACTGGGGCGGCGTACTCGATGGGGCCCGAACTCCAGGTCGCCCAGCCCTTCGGCCGGTGGCTCTACGCCAGCAGCGGCGTCACCTGCTCCGGTGGGAGTTGGGATGGCGGAATCCTCATGACTGTGGAGGCGGGACAGCAATGAGGAACCTCGTCCTGTCGCTGCTCCTGCTCGTCGCCTGCGCCGCGGCGAAGCCCAAGAAGCCCGTCCCTCCCCCTCCTCCGAAGCAGCCGCCCCCGGCCACGTGCCACGTGCTCCAACCTGACGGGAAGACTGTGAAGGAGGTCCCATGTCGCTGAGAGTCTCCGTTGCGACCAGTCTCTTGGCGAGCGCCGCGTTGGCGCAGGTCCTCCCTTCGCCCATCCCCTCTCCTGTCGGGACTACCACTGGCGCTCAGGTCATCTCGGTCAGCTCAAGTCAGGGCGCGGGGGCGATGCAGGCCGCAGAGCGCTCGATCCCGAAGTACGTCGACCACCCGATCGAGGTCTCGGTGGGAGCGGGCAACTTCAACTGTTCCACGTGGGACGGATTCACATTCTCGTCTGACTATGCATCCGGCTCCTACGGTTCGCTCTGGGTACACGGCGCGACCGCCGCAGCGTCGATCACCGGCGCTCAGACGGGCACCGTCGCGAGCGCGACAGACATCACGAACGTGCCTGGCGTGCTGCCTACGGTGACAGTTACCGGCGCGGGGTGGACCACCAATGCCCTGCGCGGACTCTTGTTCAAGGTCACGGCCGGCCCAGGCGCTGGAGAGACATTGGTCATCGCCTCAAACACTGCCACGGTCCTCACGCTGGCGGGCGGCTACTCCGGAAGCACGGCTTTCTGGCCGATGATGCAAATCATCACGCCAATTTGCTCGCCCTTCGCAGAGTACACATTGCCGACAAATGCCAGCACGTTCGCCATCCTCGCCAACGCGACGCACATCACGACCGATTGCGCCATCCCGAACGGCCCGAACCCCACCGGACTGATGGGCTCCTATTCGGGGCAGGCGAACGACTCCGCCGGGATAATCATATCGGGCATGCGGAGTGAGGCTCAGACCGGGGCTTTCACGCTCGGGGGGAACGAGGCGAACGGTTATTGCTCGCCTCAGGCCCCGGTAGCCTTCACGAATTTCGACTTCAACGATGCTGCGTCCAACAGTAGTTTCTACGCCGCCAACTCCGATGCAGTTCATCTCAGGTGGAACTCGAACACCGCCGGGTTTGAGGCCTTCGCCACTTGGCAGAACGTCGGGAGGATGAGTCTCTTCAGCAACACCATCTTCGGCGGGAATTGTCTCTTCGGAATCGACGCCTACCCTGGACACACAGCGCTGATAACCGGGAACGTCTCGGGGAAGATCGACGCATCTTCCGGGTGCATCATGTACGACGGACTGTCGTACGTGCCTGGGCCAGCCGAGCTGATTTCCGGGCTGAACAGCATGTACACGCACGGCGTGCGCACCGGCTACAACTTGATCGGCGTTCGCCTCTTCTCCGAATTCGACGACACTATCAACGGCTTCACCCAGGTGGGAGTCGCGATAGGCAACGCAAACACCTCTGGCACCATCGCCGCAAGCATCGGAACCTCTGCACTCATCGCCTCGAGTGACTTTGAGGGCGCCGCTGGCGCGACCACGGGCATCCTGCTCGAACCGAACAACTACCTCTACATGACGTCCAACCAGGGGGACGGCGGAACGTTCGGACTCAAAATCATAGGACCCGCGAGCACCTATTTCGCTTCGGGCGCCATCAACAACCTCGTGGGCGGGACGACTGCTCAAATCTGCCAAGACCCGAGTTGCACATCAAACATCAAGTACACCGATGTCGGCAGCGACAAAAACATTCAGTTCGGCACCATCGGAGGCGCGCACAAGTTCATCACAGCCGCCACCACCGTGCCAGCGTCCACGGGTTGCGCTGATACTGCCGAGACGACTCCGGGTTCGCTTGTGGACGTACCTTGTTACGTCTCGCCACACTCGACGCCAACAAGCGCGGGCGGGGCCACCTGGAGCTGCTACGCCTCTGCGGCGGGGACGATCCAGCTCCACCTGTGCTGCGTGACCGCTACCTGCACCGCCAACTCGGTCACTTGGACTCTCGAGCAGCAGCCGTAAGTCCTGATCTGCCACTACACCTAGCCTTGAGACCTTCGGAATTCCATATGTCTCCGCGAATGGTGGAGTCGGCCGGGACCGGAATCGGCCTCCCGGTGCTCATGGCCGGTGTCTTCGCCGGGGCCGACCTGGGCAGGATCTTCAGCGCCATCGCCGCCATCATCGTGGCGGTCGGGTACATCGCCCGATTCTTCCTCGAGACCAAGGGCTTGTGGAACTACAACCGCAAGCAGGACGCGCGGATCGCCGAGTTGGAAGAGAAGCTCAAGAAGCTCGAGGGCAAACCGTGAGCGACAAGACGCCAGTGGTCAATGACCCTCTGCTCTCCACCCTCAACGAGATTCGGGGCGAGCTGCGTCGCATCCATTTGCGGATGGATGGCCGCGAAGACTTGGTTGCCGCCGTCGAAGAACTGCGCATCTCCATCGCCAGGCTGGAGGCCAAGTTCGACCTTCAAGCCCGCGAGCGCGGCCAAGACGCAGCCCGAATGGCAGCGTTCGAGAAGCGCGTGGCGTTCATCGAGGGCGAGATTGACGACCTGAAGGACCTCGCCAAGATGCTCCGCGAGTCGCACCAGAAGCTCGAGCTCTACCGCCGCGAAGAGACTCGTCCATTCGGAAAGGTTCCGACCGATGGGGGGTGAGGCATGGCCATCATCGACTGGACCGCGCTCACCTGGGAGCACGCCCTCCTCGGCGTCGAAATCCTTCTCGTCGGTCTCGCCGCAGGCGCAGCGCTCGAGCACTTCAAGGGGCGACTGTGGCGGAGGAAGTTTCGACACCTCCATTCAGCGGAAGGCATCCCATTTCTCTTCGGCCGGTGGGAGATCCAAATCCGCGCGGCGCGGGACGCTGCGAAGCGCGTTACTCATGACCGCACTACTAAGCGCGTCGAGCTGTAGCGGGGCGTGCTTTGAGTCCAAGGGCTCCGAGCGCTCCGTCTTCGCCAAGGTCTACCCTGAGTGCGATGCCGGCGTGACGGAGACGTGCGTCCAACTCGTCGACCCACCGCGCCGGCTCCCGCCCTGCGACCGCAGCACCAAGCACCCCTGCCGCGACCGGTAGCTCCACATGCCCTGGACCACGCCTATCTGCAAGCGCTTCAGCGCTGCGGACTTCGACGCCTACGTGCGCGGTCTCACAATCACCGCTTGGCGCCCGAGCTTCGTGGTCCTCCACAACTCCTACGACCCGACGCTCTCCGTGCGCGTGCCGGGCCGGGACTTCTGGCCCGACTTCCCGGGCGACTCGCACATGCGCGGCTTCGTCAAGTACTACCGGGACGAGCTCAAGTGGCACGCCGGGCCCCACCTCTTCGTGGAGCCTGAAGGAATCTGGGTCTTCACCCCACTCACCGCGCCCGGGGTCCACTCCCCGAGCTGGAACGCGGTGTCCTGGGGCGTGGAGATGATCGGCGACTTCTCGCTCGAGCAGCTCCCCGAAGGCATGCGCGCGAACCTGGCCTCAGGCCTGGCCACGCTCCACCGCGCCGCAGGACTCGAGCCGTCCACGCTCCGCTTACACCATCAGGATCCAGCCACCACCCATCGAGATTGTCCGGGGTCCAGCATCGTCCTCGCGGACGTCGTCGGCTGGGTCCAAGCGCAGATGTCGCAAGCAGCACCACCAACAGGAGGTTGAAGGACATGGGTTTCATCTCTTCGCTGTTCGTCTTCGTGCAGCAGAACTGGCAGGGCTTGGTCGCGTCCGTCTTGGGCGTCGTCGCCGCGGCGTCCTTCCTCATCAAGGCCCTCGAGAAGGGCACGGCCATCCTGGTCAAGTTCTTCCCGTCGCTCAAAAAGGCGGACGGGGAGCTGCTCTACGCCGCAGCCTGGCTCGACGCGCTCTGCAAGAGCAGCTTCTTGAACACACTCGCGCTCACCCCCGACCACGCCAAGCCATCGCCAATCCAAAGTGGCGGGGGCGCCGCGAAGGCTCTCGTCGCCATCGCTCTGGCGGCCGCTCTTCTTGCCCCGGGGAAAGCCCGCGCGGACGTCACCTACCAGCTGGGGCCGACCTTCCCGATGGTGCTGGTGGACCTAGGCGCCAACCCCAACCCGGTCCAGGTCCTCGCCGGGGCGGGGCTCCAAGTCTCGTTCTCAGACACCCGGCTCGAGGGGCAGTTCTTCGGGCGCACGTACGACATGTTCGACCTGGCGCTGATGGCCTTCGGGACCCGCGTCACCTCCAACTCCGGCCAAGAGTTCGGCGAGCTCTCCGGCGCGCTGGGGCTGTGCACGCTGAGTTCGCTGGTGTGCCTCTCCGTGGGCAAGCACCTGTTGGACGGCGGTGGCGGCATCCTGCCGGCAGGGCAGGGCTACTTCGTCGGTGGGCACCTCTCCATCAACTTCGGGCTTCTGCCCACCAAGAGCGCCGAGGGTGCGGCGGTGCTCCGCGGGAACACCATCTACTTCGGGGCCTGGTGATGACGATGCTCATGCCGAAGCCCGCGAAGTCAGTCCTCGGCCGGAGGTACGACTACCGGCCGCCGCCCGCAGACCACTGGCTCCTCAAGGCCGCACCGAAGTACGAACCCAAGGCGGTCCAGCTCCCGGACAGCGTCGACATGCGCCCGCTCTGCCGCCCTGTCCGCGACCAGGGCCAGGAAGGGAGCTGCACGGGGCACGGGGAGGCGGCCTTCAAGGAGATCAACTGCGCCTTGTGGGGGAAGAGCTCGACCCCTCTCGGCGGAGACCTATCCCCGGCCTACATCTACGCCCGCACCCGGATGGCAGAGGGGACCTTCCCCGCCGACGCCGGCGCCTCCGTGGCGGACACGATGGCCACGCTCTACAAGTGGGGCACCTGCCCAGAGACGTGGCTGCCGTACACCGGAGACCCGTCCCAGGCGCCGAATTCGGGTTGCGACGTGGCCGCGCAGCCGTACCGCTGCGGACTGCCTCAGCAGGTCGACTACACCAACCCGGACAACGTCCTGGCCGTGCTCGCCGAGCCCAAGCCCGTGGTCTTCGGATTCACCGTGTTTGCGAGCTTTGAGAGCACCGGCGCGGACGGAATCGTCCCCATGCCCGACACGAGCAAGGAAGGCGTGCTCGGTGGGCACTGCCTGTGCAGTCCCGGCTACCTCACGCTCAACGGCAAGAAGTACGTCCTCTGCAAGAATTCCTGGGGCCCGTCGTGGGGGCTCGACGGGTACTGCCTCATGCCGCTCGAGTATCTGCCGCTCTGCTGGTCTGAAGCCTGGACGACGCCCGCATGATCGCCGCCCTGCTCGCACTGGCTCTCGGCTGTGGGACGGAGAGGTGGGCGGTGAAGACCCTCTCCGACCCCGCCGCGACTTCCATCGACTTCTCACACCCAGTAGACGCGACTGTCACGCAGCTCCGCGCCTACGGCGCTCCCGCCTGGCAAGACGACGCACCGAGGGCCCAGGCGGAGCGCGTGGTGTACCGAGTCAAAGCGGTGCTCATCGGCGCGAAGTTGGAAGCGGACCAGGACTTCCACGTCGTCATCGCGGACCCGGCGGACACCTCGAAGACGATGATCGTCGAAGTCCCCTCCCCGAGGTGTCTGGACGGGGCCCCAAAGGAGCAGGCCGCGCAGATGCTCGCCGCGCGGCACGCCCTGCTCAAAGTCATGCGCGTGGGGGCGGCCTTCAAGAAGCTGCGCACACCCAAGCCCGTCACCGTCACGGGCGTCGCGTTCTTCGACAAGCTCCACGGGCAGACGGGCGTCGCGCCCAACGGCGTCGAACTCCACCCGGTCCTCGCGCTCGACTTCTGAAGCCGTGACGGAGTGGCTCTCCGCAGTGGGGATCAAGACAGACCGCGAGGCCGCCTGCGTAGCGGTGGGCGTCCTGCTCGGCTTCCTGGTGGGCTTCGTCTTCCGCGCCGCACGCAGCGACAAGTGGCAACCCTGACGGCCTTCGCCAAAAGTAGGCCGGTGCAAGTGGACCGCACAGCGACGGGGTTGGGGCTCATACCATCGGGGTATGGGCCCTTTTTACGTTTCAATCTTGAGATCGAGCAGCATAGCCAGTTCGCACCCAGGGCGGTGCAGTGCGCCCTTGAGCGCCGCGCATTCGATGCAGCACGGCTTTCCGTCGACTTCACCGTCCCACTCCCACTGCCGGATGAAGTCCTCGAGAGCCGCGATGCGCGCGTTTGCGGCTTCGAGATGTACCAACGCGTCACCCAAGCGCATGGCGTTGACCGAGTTGAGCGCCTCGAGTTCTTGCGCCTTGCGGTCGAGCGCCTTCGCAAACTGCTCTCGGAGGGAGTCCCGCTGCGCCCTGAAGTCCTTGGCATCGGCGTCCGCGTTTTGAAACGCCTTGCGGAGGGAGTCGCGCTCGGCCAGGAGGTCATACGCGGCTTGGTACAGCTCACTAGGCTTCCAATTACCGGCAGCAAACACTTGCGCACGCGCTTCTCTGTACTGTTTAAGCTCTTCTTCTGGATCAATCATCTGTGCTCACTCCCATCTCTCGGCGAACCCAGCCGCATTTGCTGGATTGTAGGTATTGGACCGAGAGCTTGAATCGCGTCTTTCGTCCGCCGCGCCACCGCTCCATTGTGGCTACGCCATCCGCAACACAAAGAATGCGAGCTTGAAGCGGCCCCTTGCCACGGTTCGAAATCCACCGCTCGCGCTGGTCCCATTCGAACTCAGCCATCTCCGACTCCCATCTCTCGGATAGCGGCGAGGGCGGCGCGGCAGTTGTCGCACTTGTGACATGGCGGCGCGGCGTGTTCGCAAAACACGTCGCCCTCTATCGCGTCGCAGTACTTGATTCCGTTGAGCGCCTTCTCACACAACCGGAGGGCGGCCTTCAGTTTCTTGTTCTCCTTCTCCGCCACATCTAGACGAAGCACGGCTTGGTCGAAGTCTCGCTTCCAAAACCCAGCCACGTGCTCCCAATTGGTCCCGTCGTTCATTTCTCCGTCCCGTCCGGCATCACTTCGTTCCATCCCGTGTCAAACTCGTTGCCGATGAGCGTATCGAGAGCGTCAGCGCAGGCCTCCTCGCACTCCTCGTCCGTGGCGTTGTCCGGCATCTCGATGGTGATTTCGCCTTGGCCCTCGCGGCTCTGGCTCGCGTGGTTGCAGAGAGCCCAGACGATGGAGCGCCGCACCTAGCCCTCCTCCTGCTTTGATGGTGAGGCAACGATGATTGTGGGTGCGACAGTCGTGCTCAGGAGCCTTGAGAACCGCTCGCGCATCTCCTTGTTGCGTTTCGTCATCTCCAGAATGAGTGCGCCGAGATCGACCGGGAATTCGTCGCCGTGGCTGTCTCGCGCCCGCGCTGCGTACAGGAACGCCATGATCAGAGGGTCGTCGTACTTCGTCGACCAATCCCAAAGCTCCTGACGCGTCGGGAGCGTCGTTCTGGTTCCTTCCCCTAAGTCGCTCATCCCAGATTCTCCCTCAGCCGTCGGCCCTGCTCCTCGCGCGCGGTCGCCCGTTGGCAAAGCACGAAGGCCCGCCCCGCCTCTTCCCTGAATCCCAGGCCCTCCAGCGCTGTCGCGACCTGCCACCAGCAGTCACCGGCGCTCGGGACGTTACGCGTCAAGTCCCTGTGGCAGAGGTAGCAGAGCGCGAGGCAGTTGCGCTCGCCTTGGCGAACGCGCACCCGCCCGAAGCAGTGGTGCATCTCGGACGCCGGTTGAGGGCAGCGCCCATATTGGGGGATGTGGAGCTCGCAGCGCCCCTCCGCCCTCTTGAACACCGCCCCGCGGATGCTCGCGGTCTCGGCGTTCTTCTCGGCCTTCGACGCTCGCCTGCGCTTCCGGGCGAGTTGGACGGAGCGCTTTGGCTCGAGCGCTTCGCGGATACGTTCGATGAGCCTCAAGGCCTCCGCCTCCCCGGGGTCCACCGCGTGCGGGTCCAGTGCGGCCGCGATGTCCTCGAGGACTCTGGCGGGCAGCGATGGCACTACCGGTGCCCCTCCGCGTAATGCCTCGGGCACATGTCGCGATCGGGGCCGGTCCTGTGCGCGCACGTGCGGCACATGGGCGCGTCGCAGCTCTTTCGCTTCGAGCCTACCGGCGCGGGCCCGTCGCACAAGATGGGGCCTTTCTCCTGGGTGCATACCGAGCAGTCGGGGACCTTCCGGCGCGGACTGCTTCCGCAGGCGATGCCGATGACGTTGCCCTGCTCGTCCTTGATGGGTATGGACCAGCGGGGCATCAGGCGGCCCCCTGCGCGCGGATCTCCGCTTCGATTTCAGGTGGCACCGTCCAGAAGCCTTGCGAGCCCTTGCATGGGATGGGCTTCGGGAGAAGGCACTCAGCATCCGTGACGAAGGCGTAGGGCCCGAAGAACCACCGCGCTTGCCCGTCCGGCATCCCCGAAGGCGGCGCGTCTTGAAAGAGGTCCTCCTTATGGACACATCCGACGAGCTTGACCGTGCCGATGATTCCTTGGTCGACCTGGCCAGCGGTGCTGGTGGCGGCTGGCATCTGTGCCGCGATGTACTTCGCCCCGGCCGCGTCCCAATATTTCCCGGCATGAAACGCTACGCGCTGGCCGAGCATGCTCTTTGGCAGTGGCCACGTCCTGTTTTCCAGGCGCTTGCGCAGCTCGGCCGGTGGATAGAAGAAGGCCCACGGCCAGGGGCGCCAGAGGGTCAACGCTTTCACGCGCTCGCCCCATTCGACCGGTGCGCCCTGTTCCTCCACAAGTCGAGCTCTCGCCCGAATGTCTTTGCGATGGCGATCGCGGCGTCCCTCTGATTCAGGGCCTCGTCCGCCTGCTTCATGGCCTTGAGGAAATTCCTACGGGCCTTACCCAAGAGAATGAGCGTGTAGAGCCAGAGGGCAAAGAGCATGAGGGCGATGGCGAGCGTCATTGTCCACCATCGAAGAGCATGTCCGACGCACGAACACCGTCCTTGCTGGTGACGACGAGCTTCCGCGCCGAGAGTCGCTGGAGGTACGTGTCTCGGCTCGACCGGGCGTAACCCGTGGCCTCGGATACCGCGTCCCGAGTCACCTCGCCGGGCCATTGCCCCGCGACGTTCTCCAACACTCGGCGCTCACCTTCCGGCAGCGAGCGCATCCAGTACTCGCGGAGCGCGTCCCCGGTGGGCAACGGCGTGAAGTCGCTCCCGAGCTCTGCCTTCCCCTTCTCAGTGACGAAGATCGCGTCTCCGCGCTCACAGACCAAGTCGGCGGCCCGGAGGCGCTGGAGGTAGGTGTCGCGGCTGGATCGGGCGTAGCCAGTCAAGACGGAGAGTTGGACGCGGTCCACGCCATGCTCATGCTGGGCTACCGCAGCGAGGACCCTGCGCTCGCCCTTGCCGATTACCCCGGCGGCGTCGACCGCGACGTAGCTGGACGGGGGATGGTTGATGCGGGCGACGGTCCCGTTGTTCCCCTGGGCGATCATCGGCGCCGCCCTGGTCCTGCCGATCTCCCCGGGAACAGGTATCCGAGGCAACGCGAGCGGCAGCGACGAGGAGTGACCTGAGAACGCCTTTAGCGGCGCTACAATCGCCTGCGCCGCCGCGCTCGCCTCCGACGAGACCGCCGCCAACCGCTCGGCCACCTTCTCCAGCCGCTTCAACTCCTTCTCCTTCAGCACCGGGACCTCCTTGATCTCCACCTTCGCCTTCGGGGCTTCCTTGAGCTTCCGCTTCAACTCGCGGACCTCTTTCTGGAGCGCCTCGACCGTCTGCGCCCGCTCCTCCGCCTCCTTGGGCAAGTCTGCAAACTGGGCCAACACCGCGCGCACCTTCTCCGGTGCAGGCGGTGGAGCCTTCGCGGCCGCGCCCACCTTCGGTGGCCGGGTGATTGGCGTGGGCCCGCGCACCAGGACCACCTCGTTCGAGATGGCCGGGCCGTAGGCGTAGAACTCGCCAGCCCCGAGCGAGCGGAGGACGGGGCCGCCCTCCTTCGGGCTCATCCCAAGCTCAGACACCGCGCGCTTCAAGTCCACGTCCAGCGAGGTGCGCCCCACGAATTTGTTGATCAACTCCGCCGCCACGTCCTTGCTGAGCTTGCCCAGCCGCTGCGTCGCTCCCACCAGGCAGACCAATCGCTTGCGCCCGCGGCTCGCGGTGTCGCGGACCGCGTCGAGCGACTGGGCCTCGCCGTGGCCGGCCTCGGGGGCGAAGTCGTGGATCTCATCCACCACCGCCAGCACCGGCCGCCACAGTTCCCGAGGCAGATTCATCAGTTCCACCAGGGCGCGGCGGAGGAACTCCCGCTTCTCGTCCTTCGACAAGTCGTAGAGGTCAAAGACGGCGCTGACGTTCATCTCCATCAGCCGGCGGACCAAGAGCGCAGCGGTATGCGCGGAGGCCTCGACGTCCCCACCGTGTTTGGCCGCCAAGACGTAGTCGAAGCGCTCGCGCAGCGTGTGGAACTCGCCCTCGGGGTCGAAGACGAACTGCTGCACGCGCCCGGAGGTCTGCTCGAGGAGCGCCCTGAGCAGCCACGACTTGCCGCCCCCGCTGTTCGCCTGCACCAGCGCGCGGGACTCGACGAGCTTCTTCAAGTCCACGCGGACTCCGGGGCCCTTCGCGGCGAAGGTGAGCGGTGCCGACTCCTTCACCGCCTCGACTCCTTCCGGTGCCAGTCCCCGGGCACGAGCGCCCGGCAGCGCGCGCACTCGAAGAAGACGCTGAGCTTCGTGCTGATGCCCGGTGGCGCCAGGTGCAGCCCGAAGACGCAGAGGATGCGGCCGAGCATCACTCCTCCGCCCGCGACACTCCGCTCGGCAGCTCAGCCTCCTCCAGTTCGCCCTCGTCTTCCGGCAGGAGCAGGCCCTGGCGCTCCGAGGCGTCCAAGGCGCGGTTGCGAACCTCCTCGCCCGTGTCCTGGCGGACGTAGCGCGCCCGGTTCGACTCGAAGTCAGCGACGATGTCGACCTGGACGTCTTGGAACTTCTGGCCATTGCGCAAGGAAGTGGACAGCTGGCTGATGCGCGCGCGGATCTCCGCCTCCTTGGCCTTGAGTCCCTGCTTCACCTCGCTCGAGCGCGTGTCGTGGTCGGCGATCTCCCCCTCCGCCCGCGCCAACTCCAAGCCGATCTCCAACCGCTGCTTGTCGGTCAGCGCGACAGGCAAGGCCTCGGTGATGGTCTTCAAGACTTCAGGCTGCTGCTGCTTCTTCTCGTCCCCATTCTTCTTTCCCACTTGGGCTCCTCCTCCGTTGGTTTGAAAAGACTACCGGCCGGGCCAATCCCGACCGGCGGACCCCTGTTTCGATTCCCTCATTGGTGTTGCCATCGGGGTCCCAGAATCCGCTAGCGCCTTGTTCACACGTCCCGCTGAGACGCGGAAGTGCCGCGCCACCTCTGCGCGCAAGACCTCAGGGTTGGCTCGTACGTAGGCGACAATCCGTCGACTCAATTCAAAGCGCGCGGCCGCTTTCTGCCGGGCGCGCTCGCTCAGCTCCTTGCGGCGCTCACCGTTGTAGGGATCGACGCTCATCCCTCACCTCCAGGCATCGCGAACTTGAGCAACTCCCGACGCACCCTCTCGCCCGTGGCGTTGCACCAATTCGCCCACACTTCTTTGCGCTTGGCCTCGTCCTGATACATCGCAAGCGGCACGTCCTTGCCGGAACGAATGAAGTACGTCTCGCGGTAGAACCATTCGGCCACTCGCTCGAAGATGCGCGCCTCGCTCTCTCCGGGCCATCCAAACCAGTCCAGAGCGAGGTGGGCGGTTTGGATGAAGTCCTCAGGCACCGGATGCCTCCAGTCGCTTCACCTTGAAGGGCAAGCTGCCGACGTCCTCGATCGCCATCCTCCGGAGCCACTGCTTGGTCTCGGCCTTTCACTTGAACCCGTGCGCCTTCACCTTGTCCTTCTCCTCGAACGGGGCGAGCGAGACGAAGGTGGCCTTGGGCCTCAAGCCGTGCTGGATGAGCGCGCGCACGTCCACGCCCTTCTCGACCATCCGCTCGAACAGGCGCGCCAACAAGAAGCAGTCCGTCAGCGCCCGGTGCGCCTGCGCCACCGCGATGTCGTTGGCCAACGCGAGCGCCACGACGGAGCTGAAGCCGCCCGGCTTGGCGTCGGGCCAGGGGATGTCCTCCATGGAGCAGACCCAGGGCTTGCCTAGCTCCGGCAGGAAGCTGCGGTCGAACTCAGCGTTGTGCGCCACGATCGCGTCCGACTTCCCCGCCAGCTGTTTGAGCAGCCCGAAGACGACCTCGCGCGGGGAGGCGTTGGCCAGCGCTGCGGTCGGGATGCGGTTGACCTTCTCCGCGTCGTTCTTCTCCGCCTGCACCAGCGTCGACCACGCCGAGAGCACGCACGCGTAGGTGATGCTCCAGCGGATGGCGCCCACCTCCAAGAGCACGTCCTTGGCCGGGTCCAACCCGCTCGTCTCGGTGTCCAGAATCAGCAGCGTCTCCACCTAAAACCCCTCCTTCGCTGGCCCTAGGCCAGCCCTTCCTGAGGAACTTCCTGTGCCGGCTGTCCGTCGCCGTTCTCCACCGGAAGAGCTGCCTCGGTTCGAGTTGACGGCGCCGGACCTGCTCCGCTCGAGTCGGGCAGTGCAGGCACAGAAATCTCGCCCGGCTTGGGCCTCCACCTGGTGACGGTGGCGGCGTACGTCGTGGTGGCCGCCCCGGCGAGCCGCAGCGCTGCGAGCGCGCCGTCCCGCGTCTTGCCCAAGATGCCCTTGGGCTTGGGGCCTTTCGGGTACTTGGCCGCGACCTGCTTGCGCACCTCGTCCTCGAGGCCCTCCTTGGTGACTTTTGGGATGGTGACGATCGCCCCCTCCAACCCGCGCTCCTTGAGGATGGGCTGGGCCAACAGCGGGTCGATACTCTCCCGCGGCAGCTTCTTCTCCGCGTAGACCCACCCGTCCCCTAGGTCGATGGGGTGGGCGCGGGCATACTCGTCCAAGGACTCCTCCACCTTCGCGATGACGTGCTTGGCGGCCCACAGGCGCTCGACGATGAGGGGGGCGTTCCGGGGGGTGATTTCGCCGTACGGAACTATCTGCCCGGTCCCCAGCGCGGTCGCCAAGCTCGCCTTGGCCGGGCAGGAGTTGAAGGCCTTGCAGAAGCGGCAGTGGGGGCCCTCGATGGGGATCCAGTGCTCGCGCCCGAGCGCCTTCGCGACCTCGATGCGGTCACACAACTCGAAGAGCTCCTGCGCGGCCGCGTCCAGCTCGAGCATCCCCAACTCTGCCCGGTCGTACCAAGGCGTGCCGTCGTCCCTGAGCCGGCACAGGAAGACGATGGCCTTGCTCCTGCCGTGCGCCCGGCAAGCCATCAGCGCGTAGGTGCGCAGCTGCCAATTCTTCGCGGCCGGGACGACGTCCCCGAAGCCAAACTTAAAATCAATGATGGCGACCGCGTCCTCGGTCAACCCCGCGACGTCGGCCGTCCCCCAGATGACGCCCGGGCTCTCGTCGTTCGCGTAGGGGCGGTCCGACTCGCCCCGCGCCACTTCCCGAGCCTCGTCCGCCCGGACGTCGTAGCGGTAGACGACTTCGGGGGCGAACTTGGAGGGGTCGACCGGGAGCTTGTCCACCTCGATGAGGGCGAGCGCCTCCCGGTACTCCGGCGGGGCATTGTCCAAGGCCTCCTCGCGCCCCAGGGTGCTCACCTCGCAGAGGAACTTGTGGCCCACCCGCCCCCAAGTCGCCCAGCGGCTGCCAGCGTGGAGGGTCCGGGGGAGCAGCTCCGAAGGTAGGCAGACGCGCGCGCGGTGTATGGCGGATCCAGTGAGTCCCATGGTCTTGTCTCCCTCATTTCGCGGGCAGCTGCTTCGCCCGGTCCTCGTAGAACTTCGCCACCGCCTGCTTCTCGACCGCCGGCAGCGCCATGATCCGGTTGGTCAGCGCGAGGCACTCCTTCTTGGTCTTGGCTTCGGCGAGCGCCTTCTTGATCGCAGCAACTTCTAAATCGATAGGGTCCGCCGGGACGTCTTCGATGGGCATCCTGCGAACTACCTCCTGCCCCGCAGGTGCCTCGCCCGACGATTGGGGGGAACCAGTACCGGGGTCGACAGCCTGCGGGGTAGGAGAGCTTTGAGGGGGCGCTGGCGGGGCGACGGAGGCGGGCACCACGCGCTCGAGGAAACCGCGGTCCTCAAGATCGTCCGCCGCCAACTCCTCGCGAGCGCCGACGTTCTGCGTGATGTCCGGGTAGACCATGTCCGCGAGTTGGGAGATCGCTCGCCAGCGCAGCATCACCTCCGGGTACATGTCCCAGTTGGACGGCTCCCCGTTCCGCCCCTGCTTGCTTAGCAGTCCGGCCCGTCGCGCCTGCTCGATGGTGAAGGACAGTCGCGTCACGCCCTCGTCCTTGCGGTCCGTCTCGAAGGTGGCGATCTCCGCAGTGCTCTCGACGCACTTGAACTTGACGCAGGTAGGCGACTGCTTCACGAGGGCGAGCTTGAGCGCGGCGAAGATGTAGGGTTTGCCCTTGACGATGCAGATGAGCCGCAAGGACTGCATCGCCGAGAGGCCAAGTTCTCGGCCGGTCATGATGGTGAGGAGGATGTTCTCAGGGCGCTCCCTCAAAGCGTCGGGAAGGAGGTTCGACGTCTTGAGCATCGTGGCGAGCCGCCAGACATCGTCGACCGTATGGGGCTCGAAGGGCAGCGGCGTGCGCTCGCCCTTCACGATCGACGCTGGCGTTGGCAGTTGGCCCCCTGGCGGCGGTGGTTGCTGCTGTGGCTGTTGCGGCGTGTTTCCGTTAACTGGTTTCGCGGCTGTCTCACTCATGTTTTGTTCTCCCCAATCGTTGACTTCAAGAAGACCTCTTAAGGCTTCCTCCACGTCGCCCAAGGCGCCTCCGCCTCGCACGGGTGCGTGCCGCCGCACTTGAGCGCCTCCGACTTTGGGTCCTCGCGGACGAAGACTCCGGCGTTGGTGGCGCTGTGGCAGAAGCAACAGGGCTCGGGCCTAGCCTCGACGCCGTCCGAGTCAATGGCGTTCACTGCCGCGCTTCGCCCCGGGAAGCGCTTGTTCCAGCAGTCGAGGCAGATGACGTGGGTCCAGTCGGCCATTAGCGCGGCACCCTCTCGACCTTGAGCGCCTCACGGATGAGGCGGCGGAGGATTCGCAGGTTCTCGGCGTACTCCTGAGGGGAGTGCTCTTTCATCGCGAACCCTCCCCCTGGACGAGCACCTTCGCGACCAAAAGCTGACAGAGATGGCACGCGATTGTGAGGGCGCCGCCGCCGTCGTAGCTGACCTCAACGCCCGCATTCGGGTGGCACTTGCCGTGAATCCACATCGGGGCCTCTCGGGTCGGCGCAGGGTGGATGTGCTTGCATCCCGGAACCGAACAGTTGGCGTTGTCCAGGTCGGAACGGAGAAGGGGCCTCATCGAGAACCCTCCTCCGAGCGACTGGCGCACTCCACGCACCGAGTCCCGCCATCCACCCGGACGATGTAGGCCATCCGACCGCAGCGGCACTGGATTGGCTCCGAGAGGATGGCGACACCGTTGCGGACCTCCGCTGTCATCCCCTTCTTGGTGACGGTCATGAGGAGTCCCTCGCGGTGTCGGCGAGGACGTCCGCGTGGGCGGCCTCCGCCATCTCCTCCGAGCACCCCGCACAGACGTGCTCCAGCGCGTCAGGGTTGGGCGAGTTGAGCGGGTCTCCGCAGTAGTCGCAGAACGAGCCACACCCGCCGCAGTCACCGCACGTCATCCGCCCGTACTCGGGGTGCAGGGCGACGGCTTCTACGCTCCCCGCGCCCTCGCAGTGGTCGCACTTGGCCATTGGCTTAAGCCTTCTCCAAGCGGTCGACCATCGAGTTGGTCTTGTCGAGGAGGTCCTCGATGTTGGAGCAGCGCCTCTCCGCCTTGGCGAGGGAGTCCTTCGCCTCTTCGGCTCGGGTCCGCGCTTGCATCCTCTGGGCGATGGCCTCCTTGTGGTCCTCCTCCAGACGCTTGCGGATGGAGACGAGCAAGCGCGCCGCCTCGCCGCCTAGCTCCGGGTTCATCTGGACCCTCAACGAGGCCTCGTACTCCTTGAGGACGTCCAGGTCCGCCGCTTGGCGCTCCACGTCGTGGCGGTACTCGAGGTAGTCGACCGAGGGCATCAGCCCCGAGAAGTGGTCCTTGGCCGCGGAGACGACGAGGGCGGCGAGGGCGGCGCCGTGTTTGGTCTTCTCGTACTTTTGGAACTGGGACTTGGTGTTGTGGGAGGTGCTCATCTAGCGGCACTCCGCCTTGGCGAGAGCGGCGTTGATCTTCGACACGAGGTCGCGTCCGGCATCGGCGAACGCCGAATTCGGCTGGACCAAGAGATGGTCTTCCAGCGCAGACTTAACTTCGCGCAGCGCCTCGTACAGCTCCGGAGCAGCGGCGATGAGGGCGGCGTTGGCCCTTCTGGTTTCGTGGCTGCCGTCCTCTGTTGAATAGAGGACCGCGACGCTCCCCGCCGTATAGATGCCGTGGTCTATGTACTCACACGAGCCCTCTTCGTGAGACGGGCCGACACGCCACGGGCCCGGCGTGAACTTGGGCGCGCTCATTTAGCGAACCCCCGCGTCGTGCCACCCGTCGTGGCCATGGGGTTTGACGCACGGGCGAATGCGGTCGTCCGGGCAGAGCGTCTCTTCACCGCAAGAGGTCGGCGGAGCCACTGCGCCCAGCCGCACGAGCTTGTTCAAGAAGGCCTTCGTCGCCTTCTGCCTGCGAACCGTCACCTCCGGGCTCATCACAACCTCAACCGCTTCGCTCCGGGTCGCCATTTGCTGCCTCCCCAATCGTTGATGGAGAGAATAGTAATGCGAACGCATTGCGTTTGTCAACGTACGCAAGCGTACGCATTGCGATTACTGCTTGGCTGTGGCATTGTTCTTTCCATGCGGCGCGTTGCCGCCTAAAGAATCGAGGTCAACTCACGTGCGAGGTTTGGCTGTGGCGCCAATCGACGACGCCGATGAGGCGGGTCTCAGGAAGAAGAAGCGGAAGCCGATGGGGAACCTCGTCGTCCGCGTGCCCCACGAGATAAAGGAGCGGCTCGAGGCCTTGGCCAATCACCGCCAGGTCGACGAGTCGGACCTGATCAGGCTCATCTTGAGCAATGGTATCAAGGAGTTAGAGGAGAAGTGGGGGCTCCCACCCAAGCGCACTTGAGTGGATGCCGCGTAACACACTGAAATCACTGTCGGTGGATTTGCGTGTAACTGAATAAATGAATTAAAGGGCGGTCCTCAAGCAATTGGGGGTTTCCGCGCGTGTCAAGGAAGTCTGGTTATGTCATCCGGCTCGATACGCCGGAGGACGTGCGGAAGCTCCGACAGTTGATGCTGGATTTAGATGTGAGTGAACACGTTTTAACGTTCCGCGAAATTTCCGCAGAGTGGCTCCAAACGGTCGCGAGTAGGTTTCAGGACCCCGGCAACGCCCGGGGGCACGTCGAGCGCCTCAATCGAGAGATTGGCCACCTCACGGCGAAGAGCCTCCAGCCCTGCGACATCGAGCGCGCCATCGCCTCCATGACGGACATCGGCCCTGCGACCAAGAACAAGGCCCTCTCGGTGGGCTCGCGAGTCGCGGCGTTCGCACAAAAGAGCAAGAAATGGCCAGCGGTCAACCCGTTCAAGTTGGCGACGCGATGCAAGGTGCCCAGGCCCGCCTATGACACGCTGTCCTTGGAAGAGGCGCGCGCGGTGCTCCGGTGCGTGCGCCCTGACCGGAGAGACCTCTTCACCGTTGCTCTGGTGATGGGGGACCGGAAGGGCGAACTTTTCGGCTTGCGAAAAGAAGACGTGGACCTCGCTCAGCGCTTGGCGTGGATCCGCCGCAGCCACGGGCGCGACACCACCAAGACGGGCCGCCCGCGCCGCGTCCCGATTCCTGCCGCCGCCTTCGAGGCTATCCGGCGCGCCATTGAGATGAGCCCGAGCGAGCTCGTCTTTCCCCGCGAGGATGGCGGCCGGTTTCGAAAGGACACGAAGCTCAGTCGTATCTTGAAAGTGGCGATGGGGGACGCGGGGGTTGTTCTGGGCTACGAGGCCAAGTGCCGGCGCAAGGGGTGCGGCCACAAGGAGCTGCTCGCGCTCAAGGAGACGAAGGCGTGCCCACGCTGCGGCTTCGTACTGTGGCTCGTTCCGCGGACCCGCCGCATCCGGTTCCACGACTTGAGGCACACTGCGGTGACGCTCCACCGCGAGGCGGGGGCCGACCCTCTGTGCATCCGGCTCCTGGTCGGCCACGCGAACGCCTCGCCCACCGAGGAGATCTACACCCACGTCTCGCTCGCCTACCAACGCCGCGAGTTGGACCGACTGGTGTTGTAGTCGCTCCCGCTTGTATGTCGGATCCACCGGAAAACCACTCGCACAAAAATCGACACGCGCAAGTCCGCGCCCGTGTTGATGAAACACGCCAACCAAGCGTGCACTCGTTGACACATGTCAGACTCTTCATTTACCTTCACGACAGTTGGGCCGACCCTGCGACCGGCCGACCCATTAACCCTTTGGCCTTCTTCGCTTTCGGGCGACTGAAAGGCCCCGCTCGGATGTGTCGCAGCATCCGGGCGGGCAGTTTTGAGAGGTGTGCGAATGGGACGGGGCTCAAACCAGCGGCCTTCCGCCTTGCCAAGGCGAGGGTCGAGAGTTCAAATCTCTTTTCCCGCTCAGGAGGAGGGGGCAGTTAGTTTTCCTGCCCTCTCCTTCGCTGCCGTGAGCCGCGAGTGCCCCTACGGCCTCCGTGCGGTCGCGCGCGAGCTTGGCACTACTGCGACCAAAGTTCGAGCCCTCATCCTCCGGGGCCCCCTCTACGGCTTCTGGTCCCGGGGCAAGCTTTACGTCAAGCCCGCGCGTCTCGCCCAGTTCAAGCGGCGTCGCGACTTCGCGCAGCTCATAGCGGCTTAGGCCGACTGGTCTTAGGACAATGCGAGGGGACCAGTCGAGCAGCGACACGCACCGCCTATTACCGGCAATCGACATCGATCCGTACCGGGAGACCCGACTTCGTTGGGTGGACCAGTCGCCAAAAGAGGTATTTCAAAACTGGGCTTACTTCTTTCAAGGCGAAGACGGGGGACCGATCAAAATCGGCTGTACTCAGCGATGGCCCGGTCATCGTCTTAAGCAGGCCCAAGTCGGCTACCCGTTCTCGCGATTGCGTGTGGTTGGACTTATTTTGGGCGGCTTCCTTCGAGAGCATGACTACCACGAGCGCTTTCGTCATTTGCGCATGGAGAGCGAGTGGTTTCGGCCCGAGCAAGAGCTCTTGGATTTCATCCGCTCGCTACCGCCGCCCAAGGATCCGGGTTCCATAAAGCTGGGGGCGCGCTGACATGCGCTTCGAGGACGAGCACTACGTCAAGCTGTACACCCGGGACACTCCCACCTGGAAGGCGATGAGTTGGCAGGCCAAGGCTCTCTGGCCGCTCCTGATGCGCCGACTCGACACGGTGGGCTCGATGGACTGCGGCGAACTCGGCCGGGTCGAGACCGTCTCCGTGATGACCGACCTCCCCGGGGAAGTGGTTGAGCCGGGGCTCAAGGACTTGGAGCGGGTCAAAGTGGTGACTTGGCGCCGCGGGGATGTGCTTTTGGCGCCCAAGTTCATCGAGGCCCAGGAAGCACGCAAAACCGAGAAGCTTCGCAAGGCCGAGGAACGACAAAAAGCTAGGGCTGTTTTAGCCGCGCAAGGCTCCGGAATCATTAACGACGTGTCCGAAGTTGTCCGGACTCGTCCGGGAGCGTCCGAAAGTGTCACACCATGTCACCCTCCATCCTCGTCCCCGTCCCCGACCTCATCCCCAACCCCATCCCCGATCCCCACCCGAAGCGAAACGGGATCGACTTCTGGCGCTTCTGAACTCCCCCTTCAGGGCACCGACGCTGCGACGGAGGTCTTCACCTACTGGCAGAAGGTGATGAAGAAGCCTCCCACCTCGAGGCTGACCGACGACCGCCGCAAGGCCGTCAGCGCCCGCCTCAAGGACGGCTACTCCGTCGCGCAGATCAAGCGGGCGATCGACGGCTGCTCGAAGACGCCCCACAACTGCGGGGAGAACGCGAACCACACCCGCTACGACGACTTGGAGCTCATCTGCCGGAACGGCTCGAACCTCGAGCGCTTCATAGCCAACGCCGAGTCCAACGGGCGATCGAGTAACGGCAGGCCCGAGCCCGTCCCCTACACCGGAGGCCTGCTCACGTGAGCCTCCTGTCCAACCCCCAACTCGAGCAGAAGCTCTTGGCCATCGTGGCCGAAGAGGGGCGCGTCCTGGGCGCCTCGAAGGCGCGGGCCCTGCTCGATTCGCTGGGCCTCCAAGGTGACGACTTCTCGGAGCGCCCGGCGCGCTTGGTCTTCGAGGCCTTCGCCGCCGCGCTGCCGCGGGGACTGGCGCCCGTCCGCGAAGCGCTCGAGTCGGAGTTGTTGCGCCTAGGCGGCGAGCGGGTGGCGTGGAGGAACTTCGCCCCCTGCTTCAGCCCCGTACTAGCCACCAGCGCGGAAGCTCTGGCGCTCGCGGTCGCCTTGAAGAACTTGGCCTCCCGCCGGCGGGCGTACGAGGCCGCGCGGCGGATCATCGCGCTGGCGGAGACCGGGGAGGCGGTCGGTCCTGAGCTCGCGCAGGAGATGCACCACGCGGCGAACACCGTGCCCGGCCACTCGAGCGCGTGGCGGGGGGCCTCCCAGGGCTCGGACGCCGCGAGCAAGCGGATCCGCGCGGTGCAGGACGGGCGAATCCTGCCCAACGTCCCCACCGGCTACCCGGAGATCGACGGCGCGATAGGCGGCATCCACCCCACCCTCGTCGTGCTGTGCGGCCGCGCGGGGGTGGTCAAGTCAGGCATCGCGGCGAGCGTGCTGCGCAACGTCGCCCGGCGCGGCCAGGTGGGGGCCATCTTCTCGCTTGAGGACCGCGAGGAGTGGCTTGGCTTCCGGTACTTAGCCCACGCCTCGGGCATCCCCCAGTTCGTCTTGAGGAACCGGCCGCTCACGGAAGGGCAGTGGTTCAACCTGGAGGAGGCCAAGGGCCACGTCCACTCGTGGGACTCGCGAATCCTGGTAGACGACCGGCCGGGCTTGAAGCCCGCGGAGATTCTCCTCGCCGCGCGGGAGGCGTACGCGGAGCGCGGGGCGTCCATCGTCGTCGTCGACAACATGACGGCGGTGCGCTTCGGGCGGGGGGACCGGAGGGACCTGGACGTCCAGGACTTCCTCTCCGGCGGGCGCGAGCTGGCGGACGAGTTCAAGGCGCCCTTCGTCGTCATCGCCCACACGCACAACCGGGAAGGCACCAAGCCAGACGCGCTCCCACGCTTAGCGGACTGCCGAGAGGCGCCGGGGGCCTTCGAGAACTTAGCCCGGCTCGCGCTGGGCGTGGCCAAAGCTCCGGACGAGGACTTCGTCCGGTTGGGGGTGCTCAAGAACCAGAACGGGAAGACGAGCGGGGACACTTTCATCAAGCTCCCGTTCCACCAGGCCAGCGGGCTACTCGCGGACCCAGAGGCGGAGCCAGTCAGCCAGGAGTCCCTGCTTTGAACGTTGAGATCTTCCCCTGCTCGGGTGGGATGGCGGAGGGCTTCCGACGCGCCGGAATCCTCTTCGACCTGGCCGTCGACAAGGACCTGGACGCCTGCGACTCGTACGAGGAGAACTTGGGCCACCGCCCGCTCCAGATGGACGCGCGCGACTTCCTGCGCCTGGCCAAGCTGGGAGCGAGGCTGCCGCGCATCCGGCTCTTCGTCGCGGACCCGCCCTGCACACCGTGGAGCCGCGCGGGGAAGCGGTTGGGCGTCCAAGACGAGCGCGACATGCTGCACGTCACCTGCGAGTTGATCGAACTGCTCAAGCCGGACGCGTACCTCATCGGGAACGTCCCGGGCCTCGAGGACTCCACGCAGTGGCACCACCTCCAAGCCGCGCTGGCCCCACTGGCGAAGGTCGGCTACTGCATCGCCGACTTCGCCACGCTGGACGCGGCCGACTACGGCGTCCCACAGCACAGGGTTCGACCCTTCTGGTTTGGACACCTCTCCGGCCCCTGCATCCAGTGGCCGATGCCGACGCATTGCGACCCCGGGGAGCTGCTCGCGGGCTCCTTGGGACTGCACGCGCTCAAGCCCTGGGTGACGTGCCGAGACGCGCTGGGCCACTTGAGCCTCGAGCAGTTGGGGCGCCCGTGCCGGTTACGGAAGCGCGCCCAGAACTCAGCCCAGCACGGAAGCGTCGAGGATAAACCTGCGCGGGTCGTCGGAGTGTCGAACCTCTCCGATGGCAACGTGCTCTTAAATCCGCGACACCCGCCCGCGCAGCCCGCGCGCACGCTCGGAGCGAAGGAGCGGTGCCAGAGCAGCGTTCTGCTGCTCGACACCGAGGGACACCCGCAGCCCAAGCCCGACGAACCCTCACCGACCATCCGGGGCGGCGGCAGCGGGCACAGCGCGCCGCAAGTCGTCTTGGCGCTGGAGCCAAAGGCGAACCACCCCATCTCGCAGTTGGACGCGCCCTCGATGGTGGTGCGGACCAACGGCGGCCGCGTCGCGCAGGCGGGCTCGATGCTGGAGCTGCCCGAGCGGCTTGAGCTTCGGAACCAACCCCCGCTCGACCCCGAAGAGCCGGTCCGGACGGTGACGGCCAACGGTCGCGGTCACCAGGCGATGCTGGCGGTCCGACCGCACCACGACACGAGCAGCGACAACCCCGCGCGGACGCAGTCGACGAAGCAGGACGACGCGAGGTTGCTCGACTGGCCGTGGAGCAGGCCCGGGACGACGGTCACGCACCGGGGCTTGGGCGTTCCAGGCCACCACGACGAGGAGCACAGGAGCCACAGCGGGCCGAACGCGGTCGTCTTGAGCGAGCTCGCGGGAACCATCCTCCAAGGCTTCCCTGAGGACTGGTGCTTCAGCGGCAAGACCAAGCGCTCCCGCTGGAGCCAGCGCGGACAGGCCATGCCCCCCCCTCTAGCCGAAGCAGTCGCCTGCAGCGTCGGAGAGCAGATGCGGCGCGCTGACGAAGAAACCCAACGGGCGAATGAGCCCAACGGAGTGGAGCAGGAGGCCGGGTCCGTAACGCCTCCTGCTTCCATTTGCTTTGGGAGTGTCGCGTGAGCCTGCTCGACTGCTTACGCAAAGCGCGCTTCCTCTACGTCGCCGGCCAGTGTCGCGGCCAGCCGAACTTCGACACCCTGCCGCTCGACGAGTGGCAGTTGTTCCTCCAAGCCGCTGGCGGAGACACCTCGCTCGCGCGACAGGCGTTGGACTTCGTGAACAAGGCGGTGGGCGCCCCGCCCGGCCTGCCCAAAGAGTTCGAGCCTGCGTCGTTCTCGATGCTGGTGGAGGCACTGGAGCCGACGCTCGAGCCCATCAACCGGGGCGGCGAGGCCAAGTGGCTCGTCCACCGCCCTAAGTCGCAGGTGGGCGCCGTGTTGGGCAAGGCGTGCTCGCTGGCGGCGAGCCTCGGGGAAGGAGAGACGGCGTGAGGCCTTGGTTGATCGGCGAGATGAACCCGTACGGCGCGGACCCCAAGTTCGCGCTCTACCCGCTGCCGGAGAACGCCAGCGGCGGTCGACTGGCGAAGATCCTCGGCCTGAACCGCACTTGGTACATGCGCGCGTGGGAGCGCCGCATCAACCTGTGCGTCGGGAAGTGGTCCATGAAGGCGGCCCGGCTCGCGGCCAAGGACGTCCAGCGCGAGTCTCTCGACAGCGGAGCCACGCTGGTGCTCTTGGGCGCCAAAGTCACGCAGGCGTTTGGCTTCGACTTCGAGCCGTTCACCAAGCTCGCATCGCCAGTCGGGCCACGGGAGTTCGTCATCCTGCCGCACCCGTCCGGGCTCAGCCGCCTGTGGAACGAGCCCGGCGCGGTGCAGCGCGCGAGGGACCTGGTGCTGCCGCTGCTCCACTTCCAGACGCGGACGATCGGCGGTGCGCCGTGAGGCCGCCCACTCCCCGCCAACTCGAGCTGCTCAAGCTCATCCACGACGGGTGGCAGGCCAAGCGCCCGCCCTCCATCCGGGAGTTGTGCGGCCTGATGGGCATCGGCTCGACGAACGGCGTGATGTGCCTCGTCAACGCCTGCGTCGCGAAGGGACTGCTCGAGCGGCGAGACATGGTGGCCCGCTCGTTCTTCCTGACGTCCGCAGGGGAGACAGCCCTGAAGGAGACAGCGTGAAGTCCCAATGCAAGAGTTGCGGTTTGGCCGTGTTCTCCCGCGAGGAGATCCGCCGGACGCTCGAGGAGCTGCTCGACGCCTGCACGGACGGCTACGGGCGAAACCCCCACAACGCGCTCAAGCTCGTCCGCAAGGAGTTGGGCGAGATTCTCCCGCGCGTTGAGTGCGCGATGTGCGGACCCACCGCGACAATCCAGGAGGCAGCTTGATCGACGTCCACCTCTGTTGCAACGACGAGCGGGGTAACTTCAGCGGAGCCCTGCTCAAAGCGGAGTTCTTCGACGGCGAGGGCGAGATGTGCCTCGAGTTGGACTCGGGCGCCTTCTTCGAGGACGACGAGGAGTTGTTCACGCACTTCGAGTGGGAGGAGGGCTTCCTCCGCTTCGAGACGCCGGCCCAGGTCCGCCGCTTCGCGATTCGGGGCCGAGGTTCGATGACGGGGAACGTGTTCTGGGAGTCTACGCAGATGGAGGACGCGGAGGCGCTCGACTTCGCCGAGTACCTGGTCCGGCGCGAGTTCGACGTCCTCGAGAACGTCTGCGAGCCGCGCTGGGAGCGCTTCCGGAAGCTCCAGCGCCAACTCAAGTCGGGACTGAAGGCACTCATTCCGGAGGCGCCCTGATGGGAGCAGGTTGGGCAGCCACCCTCCCATTCCCTCCGAGCGCCAATGACTACTGGCGCAGCATCACCGTCGGCGGGCGCTCCAGGGTGGTGCTGAGCCGCGCAGCTCGAGAGTACAAAGCCAAGGTGGCGGCCCGCTTCAGCCCCGCGAGCGATGGCCAGCCCGCGCGCTTCCGGGGCCCGGTGCGCGTGGTGCTCCGCGCCTACCGCCCGAGGCGCATCGGCGACTTGGACAACCTGCTCAAGGTGAGCCTCGACTCGCTCAAGGGCGTCGCGTGGGACGACGACTCTCAGGTGGTGAAGATCGAGGCCATCCGGTTTGACGACAAGTTCGACCCGCGGATTGAGATTGAAGTCTACCCGTGGGAGGGCGTGGCGTCATGATTGCCGAGCGCGACATCGACGACGGGCAACTCGTCGCGTTGACGGAGCGGGGAACCGTCGTCCCGGTCGAGCGGCTACCACAGTCCACCCGCTCGCCCCTGCTCGGTCGCCCGCGCTCGGACAAGCAGGACTCAGACGAGTACAAGACGCCGCCCGAACTCTTCGCGAAGCTCGACCGCGCCTTCGGGCCCTTCACGCTGGACGTGGCCTCGACCGACGCGAACCACCTGTGCCCCGAGTACCTCACCAAGGAGCACGACGCGCCGACTCTCCACGTCGGGAAACACCGGTGCTGGAACAACTTTCCGTACTCAAGGGGCAACCCGATGCGTTTCACCAAGTGGGCGCTCGAGCAGGTTGCCCGCTCGTCGCCGCTGTTCTGTAACTTGGGACCCGCCGCGACGGCCGAGGGTTGGTGGCAAGAGAACGTCGAGCGACGGGGCGTAAAGGAAGTCGCCATCCGCTCGGAGTGGCGCGAGGGGATGCGCTTCACCGTCCGGACGTTCTGGGACGAGATCGAAGTCTGGACTCACTTCATCGACGGCCGGGTCCCGTTCGCTGAAGGCGACCAGAGGCCAGACGAAGCGGGTCCCGCGCGGTTCGCCTCCGCAGTCTTCGTCTACCGGAGGACCCGATGAGCTTCGGCGGCCCCTGCCACTGGACCATCCGCATCTACGCGCGCGTCTCGCTCGCCCGCGAGCAGAAGGGCTTGAACCGCCGCGAAGTCTCTAGGGTCTTCACCGCGTGGCAGCACGGAGACGTCGTGCCCGGCTGCGTCCCCAGAGAGACCCGCATCGAAGTGCTGTGGGAAGAACCCAAGAGCCAGGAGGAGCAAGCGTGTCCGAGTTACTGAAGGCCGACGGCAGCACCATCAACAAGCCCTACTGCATCGCCAAGGACTGCAAGGACGAGAAGGTGGATCCCAAGAACGGTAAGTTCTTCTGCTCGCGCCACGAGTTGAACGTCCCGCGCCACTTGAAGAAGGCGCTCGTCGGCGAAGTCCTGTGGTGCCAGCACAAGAACGTCCAGATGGACCAGCACACGATGGCGCTCCTCACCGTCGCCGCCAACCGCGAGTACGCCACGCGAATCATCAAGGACCCGGCGGAGATGGCGAAGTGGAAGGAGGAGGAGCGGCTGCTCGCGATCCGCGCCAAGGCGGAGCAAGCCGGGCTCCTACTTCCCCCATCGAGGCCGCAGGAGGCGCCCGCCGCCAGCATCCCCAAGCCTCCGCCCACGAGCATCCCCGGGGGCGGGATGAAGATGACGCCGTGAAGCGCGCTGGCGTCTTCGCCGGCCGCATCAAGCGCTGGCTCACCTCGGGCGGCGATCCAAAGAGTTGGAAGTGCTGGTACTGCGACTTCCGAGCGCGGACGTTCGACGAAGTGAGGCGGCACACCGCTGCATGCCACGAGGGTGAGCGGTGAGGATTCTGTGGGCCTACGTCAGGCGTTGGTTTCATCTCTTCCGTTGGATGCTCTGGGGGCATGAGGCCGTGCAGTTCGTCACGCCGAAGCAGGTGAGCATCGCATGCACGTGCGGCGAGACTTTCTTCTGCTCCGTCCGCGAACGCCACGGACGGTGTGAAGTGTGTGAGGCGTCGGAAAAAGAAGCGCGAACGCGAAAAACGAGGGAGCCATGAGCGAACTGTCAGAGAAGCTGGAGAAGAGCGGCCGGGTCTGGGGTGTCAGGTGTCGAACGTGCAAGATGGAGTTGACCGTCGTCGGCTCGTTCGCGCTTCAGCCTGACTCGACAATTTCCGAGGTACGCAAGCAGGGCGCGGAGCATGTCGGCAAGTGTGGCGCTGGGGCGAGGATCGAAGAGTTCGAAGTGGCGCGGGAGAAATACGGCGCATGATCGGCAGGCTGGTGTTGCCCGACATCCCAGAGCCCGCTCGCGTCGTCCGCTTGGGCGGCAACTGGAGTCCCCGCGCGCGCCGCTTCGAGAACGGGATGATCGCCAGAGTCCCGCCGCGCCTCGTCCGGCAGTGGGACAAGGAGCACAGCGACGAGCAGCTCGCCGCAGACCTCGCCTACTGCATGCAGAGGGCCGGCAACCCGCCACCGGGCTCCATGGAGGCGATGAACGCCTTCTTCGTCGCCAGGTACTCGCGGATCTTCAAGACCGTGTACGAGAACGATCAACGCCGCTGGGACCGAATCGCACGGCTGACCGCTGGCGGCCCAATCAAGCGCGGTCAACTATGCGTCTACCACGACGGGAAAGTGAGGCCAGCACAGTGAACGGCTACGCCGACCGTGCGGCCGCAGACCTCCGGTGGTTCTTCCGCGAGGGGGCTGGCGCCTTGGGTCTCAAGAGCAACTTCGGCGGGATGATCGCCTCGCTGGAAGGCGGAGGCTGGACACCCAAGCCGAGCCACGACGTCCCCTTGCACCTAGTGGAGGCCGCCCAGCGCTATCGCCGCATCGAAGAGCGGCTCGAGCGCTGCACCAAGCCATCGCGAGACATCCTGAGATGGGCCTTCCAAGAGCCGGACAACGACGCCTCGTTGATAGCGGTCCTGACGCACAACGCCAAGGCGGTGCAGGAGTGGGCGGAGTCCAAGACGACGCGCGACATCCGGGACTGGCTCGTCCGCCTACGGGAGACGAGCAAGGACGACTACCTGCGAGCGAGGCAGTGGCTCAAGCTCAAAGCCTTAGGTATGTCAAGTCTCGAGTGTTGCATCCAAGAGTTCGGTGCGAGACAATGAGGTCATCCCGTGCGCCGAAGGCCTTCGCAATCCTTCTATTCGGTCGGCGAGTTGGCGCGCATGAGCGGCGTCAGCTCCTACCGGATCGCCACCCTCCTCACCTCCAACGGGGTGCAGTTCGCCCACGTGGGTCGACCGATGGGGCGGCGCAAGCGGGTCGTCTTCCTCTCGGAGCTCGAGCGCGCCATGCCAGAGTTGGTCGACTCGGTTCGCTTCCGGAACGACGACGACTGATGGATAAGCGATACGATTGGATGCCCGGTTGCGGACCGAGACCACCACTTAGCCCCGACGAAATTCGGCCTAGCTATCAGATTTGGTGCCGGTACGACGGGAACGCCTGTGACACCGTCTACACGCTCTTCAGCGCCGACGATCCAGCGCTTGCGTTTGCGTCGTCGAATCAGCTTCGCTTCGTCCAGTCATTCGCAGCCAAAAACGATCGCGAGGCTTTTGAAAAATTCAAAGCCTGGGGCGGCCAGGTCGGGAGCAATCCGTAATGGCCAACGGCCTATCGCTCAACTGGTACTGGATCGCCGGCCGCCGCCCCGACTACCGGGAGCGCAAGAAGGGGACGAGCGGCTTGGGCGCCTGCATCATCGACGGCGCAGGGCCGATGCACGCCAACGCCCGCGCGAAGGAGATGGGCATCCACCCTGGCGGGGAGTTCAAGATCTGGCAGCTCCACGGGCCACCGCCAGCGGAGTACCTGCGCCGACGTCTGAGTCAGGATGAGGCCCGGGAAGTGAACGTGGCGATCAAGGAGGCGATGTCTTGACCGCGCTGGAGGCCGTTCGTGGGCAGTAGGAACAGCCCTAAAACAGGGCGCAAGCCCACCCGCGGCGGGTTCAAGCCCGGAGACCCGCGCATCAACCGGCACGGCCGCCCCCCGCTCACCGAGGAGCAGCGCAGCTTCAAAGAACTGTGCCGGGAGAAGTCGCGCGGGGCCCTCGAGCGCCTGGAGAAGATCGCCAAGGGCAAGAACGCCACCTCCTTCGTCGTCCGGGCCAACGAAGTCATCATCGAGCACGCCTGGGGCAAGCCCAAGCAGGAGCAGGACATCGACATCAACCTCAAGGCCGAGGTGAAGGGCCCCAGCATCTACCTGCCACGGGAAGACGCGGACCCGGCCTCGGAGCAGTAGCCGCATGCCGGAGGCCGCCTGGAAGCCGAACCCCGGCAGGCAGACAGACTTCCTCAAGTCGGCGACGTACGAGTTGCTCTACGGGGGGGCCGCCGGCGGGGGCAAGTCCGAGGGACTGTTGATGGGCGCCCTGCGCTACATCGAGCGGCCCGAGTACCAGGCACTCTACCTGCGGCGCACCTACCCCGAGTTGGAGACCAGCGTCATCCCGCGCTCCAAGCTGTGGTACCCGCGCTTAGGGGGCCGCTACAACGAGTCCAAGCACTTCTGGCGCTTCCCGTCCGGGGCCCTCATCTGGTTCGGCCACCTGGAGCACGAGGAGTCGGTGGACGCCTACCAGTCGTCCGAGTTCCAGTACTTAGCCTTCGACGAGCTCACCTCCTTCACCCGGAGGCAGTACGAGTACATGCTCGCGCGAGCGCGCTCGAGCGCCGGCATCCCGCTGCGGATCCGCTCTGGCTCCAACCCCGGCGGCGAGGGGCACGACTGGGTGCAGCGGCGGTGGGCGCCGTGGCTAGGCCTGCCCCCCGGCGAGGAATGGACGGGCATCAAGGGAAAACCCGGGGAGCACCTGTGGTACCTCAACGAGGATCAAGGAGAGCGGTGGCTCCAGCTGCAAGAGGCCCAAGCGATGCTGAAGGCGTGGCACGCCGCGCCGCCCAGCGAGCGCATCAAGCTCCCCCTGCCCTTGACCCGCGTCTTCATCCCCGCACGCATCGAGGACAACCCCAAGCTCTCCGAGAATGACCCGGGCTACGCCCAGCGGCTCATGGGCTTGGACCCGGTGCGCCGCGCCCAGCTGCGCGCGGGCGACTGGAACATCCGCCCCGCGGCGGGCCTCTACTTCCGCCGGGAGTGGTTCACCTTCGTGGACAAGGGGCCCACAGAAGCGCGGCGGGTGCGACACTGGGACTTGGCCGGCACCGAGCCCGAGTCCGGCTCGGACCCAGACTGGACGGTGGGGTGCCGCTTGGCCCAGGATGAGGACGGGAAGCTCACCGTCGAGCACGTGGAGCGCGGTCGGTGGCCGCCGGCGGGGGTCGAGGAGCGGATCCTCACCACGGCCAAGGACGACGGCGAGGGGGTGGAGATCAGCCTGCCCCAGGACCCGGGCCAGGCCGGCAAGTTCCAAGCGGGCTACCTGGTCAAGAAGCTCCAGGGTTACACCGTCCGGGCCGCTCCGGAGACCGGGGACAAGGTGACCCGGGCGGGCCCCATCTCCTCCCAGGCGAGCCCGCCCGCGAAGAACGTCTCCATCGTCCGCGGCCCGTGGAACGAGGCCTTCCTGCTGGCCCTGGAGCGCTTCCCTGAAGGCAAGAAGGACGACGTGGACGCCCTGTCGGGGGCCTACCGCCACCTGGTCGACTCCGGAGCCCCCCCGAGCTTCGGGAGCGAGCCGATCGTCACCCGGTGGGGCCGCCGCCGGTAAAGGCAGCAACTCGCAGCAAGAGCATTTGCTGCAATTTGTCGGCAATTTGCGCAAGTCCTGACGAGCCGAGCGCTGCTTCTTATTCAGGATGCTCGATCGCGCCCAGCTCGCACGCGTCGCCGCCTTGGCTGAAGTCGACCCCCGCACCGTGCGCACCGCGTACGCGGGGAAGTCCGTCCGGGGGAGCACGCTGGCCAAGATCTCCAAGGCCGCGCAGACGCTAGGGCTCTCCGCGCCCACCTCGATCCCGGCCCCGACGCCCCCAGCACCAGCTCGGACCACCGAGACGGTGGCGCTGGCCCGGCTCGAGCCCGACGCGGACCCGATGCGGCTGGAGGGCAGCGGCGGGGGCTACTACCAGGTCCTGCCGCGTT